TAGTGGAGATGGGCGGACTTTAACAAATGATATTGTCCGATGTCAATATGATGCCGTTGTCTATCAAAACCATCATTTTTCAATTATTTATAAATTATACTTGCTATTTAACTCTTTCAAAAAACCGCAATTTGAATGCCAAAATTCGTGTACAAATTCGTGTACATCAAAAATCATCAAATCGGGCCATCGCTTTTTCTTTCATTCCGTCCACAATCTTGTAATACGGCTTCATCGCCTTGAATGATGAATGTCCCGTCCATCGCATGATGACCTCCGAGGGGATGCCCAATTGCAGGGCGGTAATCACGAATGTCCGCCGTGCGCAATGGGTTGTCATAAGTTCATACTTTGGCATGATTTCCTCATGCCGCTCATTTCCCTTGAAATAGACTATCCGCACCGGTTCGTCAATTCCGCACAGCTTGCCCAAGTCTTTCAGGGCATCATTCATCTTTTGGTTGGATATGACCGGCAATGCAAGGTCATCACGGAACTTGCAATCACCATACTTGTCAAGGATGGCTTGCGAATGCCTGTTAAGTTCAATCTTCAAGCCGTCATTGGTCTTTTGGGTTACGACTTTGATGAATCCCGGCTTGATGTCCATCCGTTTCAGCTTTGCCACATCCGAATATCGAAGCCCCGTGAAGCAGCAGAACAGGAACACATCGCGCACCCTTTCAAGGGCGTTTTGTCCGGGCTTGAACGGCCATTCTTCCAGCTTCTTGACTTCATCCATCGTCAGGAAGATGATTTCTTTCGCTGCCCCGTCCGTGCCTTTCAGTTTCGGCTTGAATGAATCATGGAGATTGCCATAATAGTAGCCGGCGAAGAAAGACCATCGGAGAAACCAACGGACAAAAGACACATCTTTGGCAATGGTGGTGTTCCGTTTCCCGGCTCGCAAGAGACTGTCAATGTACCCTTGCATCTTGTCCGTTGTGAGGGAGTCGAATGAAAGCCGTTTGTCATAATCGCGCAAGGTGCGCTTGATGGTGCGGAACTTCTTGTATGTCGAATCCGTCCATTGATTTGCCTTGCCGACCTTTTCCATGAACAGGTCAAACGCCTTGAAGAATCCGGGGTTCTTTTGCCTTTCAAGTTCATCCAGCCTTTTTGTCAGTTCCGTCCGCCGTCCGATTGTGTCGTTGAAAAGGTCTTTGACTTCATCGGGTTCGGGGATTCTCTTTTCAATCAACTCGTACCTTGCGAACATTTCATCAAGGACAATGCGCCATTCCTTGATGGTGCGGTTGATCGCGTCCATGTCCTTGCCGCCGGTTGCCATCTGGCCGTCTGGATCCCAATCGTCAAGGTCGATGGAGAAGCCCAACGGGAAGTCAAGCGGTGTCTTTCCCCGTAAGGTCAGGCGCAAGCGGATTCCGAGGTTTTCCGTCTGGTTCGGATTCCTCTTGTGCAGGATGAATTTGATTCCCCGTTTGACATGCATGGCGGATTACCCTTTATTTGGCGTTTTAAGGCCGTTTTTAAGCATTTTTCCCTTTCCTGTGAGCAACCACTCAGCCGACACGCCAAAATCGCGGCAAATCGAAGATAATGCGTCAAGGTCGATGATCTTGTAGAGCCTTTCTTCCATCGGCCTGTCAAGGGTGCTTCTTATCCGTGAATATTTCGTGCGGTTCAACTTGTGGTCATCGCAGAATGCCGTCAGGCTCCCGACCTTGCCAAGACTGATGGCCATGTCGAGCGCTTGAAAGAATCTTCTTTGAATTTCCACGGCTTCCGGGTTTATTGCCTTTTTCATCGTTTTTTCTTTTCTCTTTGTATATTTCTCTTTTAAAGAGAAAATGAATAGAAAACTTGTTTTCTATTATTTTCTTTTCTTTTTATAGCATTGCAAATGTATTTTTGAAGTATGCAAATGTAATGCAATTGCATAAAAATCGCCATTTTAAGGCCCTGTGAGGCACTTTTCATTTTTACATCTTCACTCACTTTCCCCACATTATTCCGGGAAAAGTCCAAGAAAAAGTCTTGTTTTTGCCATTGTACTTTTGCATTGCATTTGGATTGCAAAAGCATTTTCACAAGGCTTTCCGGGGTCTCTTGACTTTCACCTTTTGCGATTGGACTTTTCCGGAAATGTCGAACACGGCATTGTCGGAATCCTCAAAATCCACGAAGATTGTGAAGTCCCATCCCCTTGATTCCTTGCAAGCGAGAATCCCGGTTTCCGGCGTGAACTTGAATTGCCCCGTCCTGATTGTGCCGTCATTGTCCCAAGAGAAAGATTCATCCTTGCCGAATGTGAATGTCTCCCGGATGGTCGCGGGGACATAATAACCCCCGCTTGTGAAGTATGAGACCGTTTCCCATGTCCCTAAGACGGCATCGAATGAGTTGCTTTCAATGGGTGAATCATTCTTGCCGCATGATGCGAGAGCAATGCAAATGCATAGCAAAAGCATTGCAAGTGTTATTCCTTTCCGTCCCATTTGTCCATCTTGATTTGATAATCCCAAACCATCTTGTCGAATTGTTCCTTGTCCACATCGGCGGTCTCTCGCCCGGCAAGATTGGCCGCTTCGAGGGCGTCGAAGATTTCTTGCGGCATCACGGAATAATATCCGGGGTTGCCATAGTAGTCTTTAACCTTGATTTCCGTTCCCATAACTGAAATATGCTTTTATAAGTTTGCTTTTATAAGTTCTCGATTCTCGCTGACGAAATATGGAGGCTCTTTGCCTTTCCAGCTTGAACAATTGGCGGCCAGCCATCCGATGAATGCCGGGGGCAAATGTCTGACCTCGTTCTTCGCCCTTTTGGGTGTGAAAGGAATCCCGGTCAACGCGGCTTTCAATTCCCCCCTCTCATTCTCGTTCCTTGTCTCTTCGTCCATGAGGATGGGGGTTGCATAACACTTGCATTCATCGCACCATCCATGCCATGAAAAGGATTTCGGGTATTTGCCTTGCAGTTTACGGCAGATGTCACACTCATGATTGGGGTTGTTCGACAAGTGGATCTCATACCCCACAACGGAATCCAAAGTGCGCCACCTCATGATGTCGGCAATTCGGGATTGCCGATTGAATGCCTTTGCTTCATCCTTCGTCATTGCTCCGTCAATTTATCGGTCAGTTTTTCCAGCATCGAGATGAGCCGGTCGATTTGCTCTTGTGATTTGTGCAAGGATTCCTCTTTGCTGGCCAAGAGGTCAAGCATCTTTTCCGCATCGGTCTTGTTCACCGTCACATTGTTGCCATTGATGTTGTCACCATGCGTGTTCACTTGTTCACCACCGGCATAACGGTGCGGCCTGACAATCAAATCACGCAATATTGCATGTTTCGATTCGGGAATCTTTGCCCCGGATTCCCAATTCTGCACCGTCCTGACTGACACACCGAGCATCTTTGCAAGTTCCTCTTGTGTGACACTCAGCTTTGTGCGAATTTCTTTTATATCAAAGTCGCTCATAATCAACAAGATATAATTAAACTCAAAAATTCTTCACGAAATATTGCATATTTTTCTTGTTATTTCGCGAAATAATGCGTTACTTTGCATCCGTAAACCTTTAACACCGCAAAGTTAAAGCAACGCAAAACAATATGAAATGACAATAATAAGTCATTTTCACGAAAAAATGAAGCGGATGCACGAAAACTTGGGTGTTGGCGGTCTAAAAATTAACAACAAACAAAATGTGCGAGACAGAGTTTTCATTTGAAAGGGGCTGGTTACAGGTCAAGAACGGTGACACGGCCACGGTTCGTGAAAAGCTGATGAATGCCTTGAACCTTACAACAAGGGCGGCTTTTCTTAACCGCAAGCGCGGTGATGTCGAACCGAAAATGTCAGAGATCAAGGCAATTGAATCGGTATTTGCCGAATACGGCATCACGGACATTTGGGGGGCAAGCTGATGGAAGCCCGTGCCGAACTCACCAAACGGGAATCTGAAATCGCGGAATTGGTCGCGTGGGGTGGAAGCAAGAAAGAGATTGCAAGCCATCTATTCATTTCGGAAAGAACCGTTGAGAACCACATCAAGAACATCTATTCCAAAGTCGGATGTGGGAAATCAAACGAATTGTCCGCGTGGTGGTTTTGTACGAGGTTTCACATTTCCTTTGACCTTTCTCCCCTGAAAAGAAGCATCATCGGCTTTTGTTTCCTGATTATCACATTGCCACAGATTGCAACCGTGGATGGCAATGACACATGGACAAGGCCGCAGAGGACGGCGACAAGGGTCGTGAGAACCCGCACGAGAACCCGCAAGGATGAAGCGAATTTTGAATTCTAAACGACGCAACATGGAACAGGCAAGCAACAACAATCAGAAAAAAGAACCCCTTATCAATTGGCGCGGTGCCGTTGTGGGCATCCTCGGATGTCTCGCGCTCATTTTCCTTTGCTCGGAGCCGGCAGACGATGCGGCCAATTGGACACTCACCCTTTTGAAGTCACAGGCGATCGGTTACGCATTCGGCGCGGCATCGGTCATCCTTTTCAACCGATGGGAGAAAAAGGGGTATTTCCCAAAAGATTAAGCAATGGAAATCACACCCCAAACACGCATCATTGACCTGACCGTCTCACAGCTTGTGGAACTCATTGAGAACACCATGAAAGCGACCATGACGGAACCGGAAAAGGAAAAGCGCCTTGTGTATGGCATCGCCGGCATCGCATCGGTTTTCGGATGCTCGATTGCAACGGCAAATCGAATCAAGAAAAGCGGGGTTATTGATGCCGCCATCATCCAAGATGGCCATCTGATTGTCACGGATGCGGATTTGGCGGTCAAGTTTTGGAAAGAACACAAATCTATCAAAACCAAGTCTATATGAAGCAAGTTATTCTAAAATCAATTACCCTTGTGAACTTCAAGGGTGAAAAGGAAAGGACAACGGAATTCAACCCCGATGTCACGACCATCAAGGGCATGAATGGTCTTGGAAAGTCAAGACATTTCGATGCTTTCATTTGGCTTCTTTTCGGCAAGGATTCCCAAGACCGGAAAGATTATGAAATCAAGACCCGCATTGACGGAGAGGAATTGCACAATGTGGAATCCACCGTTTCCGCGGTCATCCTGGTGGATGGTCAGGAACTCACATTGAAGCGGTCTCTTGTTGAAGAATGGGTCAAGCCCCGCGGCAAGGCCGAAAGGGTGTTCAAGGGCAACCGCACTGATTGTTGGTGGAATGATGTGCCGGTCTCCGTGGGTGAATACACAAAGAGGGTTTCGGACATCATAGATGATTCCCTTTTCAAGATGCTCACGAACCCGACATTCTTCGTGAACATGAAGATGCAAGCGCAGCGCGACACCCTCTTTGCAATTGCCGGTGCGATGACTGACGCGGAAATCGCCGCAAAGAAGCCCGAATTCGCGGCTTTGCTTGACAGGATAAGCGGCAAGTCATTGTCTGACTTCAAGGCGGAAATCGCGGCCAAGAAACGCCTTTTGAAAGGCAAACTTGCGGAGATTTCCCCGCGTATTGACCAAACCCAAAAGATGAAGCCCGAATCAGAGGATTTCGCGGCCATCGAAGCTGAAATCACCCGCATTGACGAGGAAATCAAAGAGGTGGATGAAGCCATTTCCGACATCAGCAAGGCCATCCGCCTTGCCTATGAGGAAGAAAGGGGCAAGGTCGCAAGAATCAACACCCTGAAATCAGAGAGCAAAAAGGCATTGTTCACGGCTCAATCAGCCGAAAATGACAAGGCGTACAAGGCCAATGAGAAAAGGCGCGAATTGGCAAGTGAACTCCGTGGCCGGAAGAATGAACTTGACATCATCAGCCGCGCAATCCATTCGGGAGAGGATGCCCGGAAGAATGCGGAAAACACCATCGCCGGCATTGAATCGCGGATGAATGCCTTGCGTGCCGAATGGTCTGACAAGAACGGCCGCGAATACAAGGGCAATGACATTTGCCCGGTATGCCATCAGGAATTGCCGGAAGCGCAGAAAGCCGAAGCCCGTGCAAGATTCGCGGAAGAAAAGGAAAGGCTGCTCGTCGAAATCACAAAGAAAGGCAGGGCTTTGGGTGAATCCCTTGCATCGTGGAAGAAAGAGTTGGATTCCATCAATGCAAAGCTGGAAATCGACATCAAGACCAAAGAGGGCATTGAAGCCGAAATCAAGTCTTTGGAAGAAACCCTTTCGGGCATCACCGAAACCGTGGCCATCACATTGACGGCAGCTGATGTTCCGGAATGCGTTGAACTTGCCAATCAGATTGCCACCATCGAAGCGACCATCAGCCATGACAACACGGCGGCTCCGGACAATTCCGCATTGGTTCAGAAAAAAACTGATTTGAGCCTTGAAAAGACCAATCTTTTGAAGCGCCTTGCGGTTCGTGACACCATCAGGAAAGCGGATGAAGAAATCGTCCGTCTCGGAAAAGAGGAAAAGGAACTTGCCAATCAGATTGCCGAAATAGAGGGCGAAGAAATCACCGTTCAGGACTTCATCAGGGCAAAGGCTGATGTTTGTGAAGCCAATATCAACCGCCATTTCCACTACGTGCAATTCAAGCTGTATGACACCACGATTGAGGGCAACATCTTTGAGGTGTGCGTCCCGCTAATCAACGGCATCCCCTATGGCGCGGCCAATTCCGCTTCAAAGGTCAATGCCGGGCTTGACATCATCAATGCCCTTTGCCGGTTCAATGGCGTGTGCGCTCCAATCTTCATTGACAACCGCGAGTCCGTCAATGAACTTATCCACACGGATGCCCAGATCATCAACCTTGTCGTGACAAGGGACAAAGAACTTGTAATCGAATAGACTATATCAAACCATCAATATTTTTTGTTATGAGTGAAGAAAACAAGACATTGGCCGTTACAGAAGCGGTCGAGAAGACAAAAACCGTGACCTACAAATCCGCCGGTCAGGTTGTGACATTGAGCCGTACAATCGTGCGGAACTATCTTACCAAAGGGGCTGATGGCGTGACCGATGCCGACATAGTGCAGTTCATCTCCATCTGTCAGTTCAACCAGCTCAATCCGTTCCTGAATGAGGCATATCTTATCAAGTATGGCAACCAGCCGGCACAGATGGTTGTTTCCAAAGAAGCCCTTTTGAAGCGGGCGGATGCTTGTGAGAACTATGAGGGTTTACAGGCTGGAATCATCGTTCTCCGTGACAAAGAGGTGGTGGAAGTCGAGGGATGTTTCCTTTCCCCGGGTGACACGCTTCTTGGCGGATGGGCAAAGGTTTACCGTTCTGACAAGAAATATCCCTATGTGGCAAAGGTGAACCTTTTCGAATATGACAAGAAGCAATCCTTGTGGAAAGAAAAGCCGTCCACGATGATTTCCAAGATAGCAAAGGTTCAGGCGCTCCGTGAAGCATTCCCCGCACAGCTTGGGGCGATGTACACGCAAGAGGAACAGACAACCGTTGATGACCAAGCCGGCCTTGAAGAAGAAATCAAGACCCGTGGCAACAAGAAAGAGATTGTCATCAATGTCAATGATGCCACGGAAGCCCCCGCACAGGAACAACCCAAACCCGCAAAGGAAAGCCCCGCACCGGCAGGGCCGGGATTTTAATCAACCCATGAAATCCGAAAGGCCATGAAGCTGCAAATATTGGGTTCAAGTTCAAAGGGCAATTGCTACATCTTTCGGGCATCAGCCGGTGAAGTGTTGATGGTTGAATGTGGAGTGTCTTTCAATGACATCAAAAAAGCCTTGAATTTCGACATTTCAAAGGTGGTTGGATGTCTGATAAGCCATGAGCATCAAGACCACGCCAAACAGGCTGGAAAGTGCCTTGAAGCCGGCATTGATTGCTGGATGTCCGACGGAACGGCCGCGCAACTTGGAATCACCAATGACCGGCGCGTTTACCTGATGCAAGAATTGCATCCTTACAAGATTGGCTCTTTCGGCGTGCTTCCTTTCAAGACCGAACATGATGCCCGTGAGCCTTTCGGATTTCTCATTCATCACCCGGAAATGGGAACGGCCTTGTTCGCAACCGACACATACTTTCTTGGATACACCTTTCAGGGCTTGAACAACATTCTTATCGAATGCAATTACCGGAAAGACATCTTGGAAGCCAATGAGAGGGCGGGAAAGTTGCCGGAAAGGGTCTGGAAGCGCACCTTGCGAAGCCATTGCAGCTTTGACACATGCAAGGCCATCATGGAAGCCAATGACCTGACGGCCGTGAACAACATCGTCTTGATTCACCTTTCCGATGGCAATTCCAATGCAATGGAATTTCGGGACGGCATTGCGGAAGCGACCGGCAAGACCGTTCATATAGCAGAACCGGGGATGACCATCCCATTTGACAAGACACCATTTTAATACATACAACAATGAAAAAATTTATCGTAAAACTCAAAAGTGATGATTCCATCATCGGAACATTTGAAACGAAAGTCGAAGCATCGGAATTTGTGACGGAAGCAATTGATGACAACCAGATTGATACCGTTTTCGATGTGGTGTGTGAGGAAAAAGACATTGATGATTATCCCCTCACTTTCGGCGATGCTTGCAAGTTTCTCGGAATCCCTGAAAGCGCGATTGCCTTGAAAGGAGACAATGAAATCGCAAAATTCGCCGTGGCTTTCTATAAGCTGGCCATCATCGCAAAGGCATGGAACAAGATTGATGGCTTTGTGCCGAATTTCTCAAATTCCGACCAATACAAATATTTTCCGTGGTTTGTCTATGAGACCAAACATGCGGGCTTCGTGTCTGCGGTTACGTATAACACGGCTTCGTATACGGCTGCGCATTTCGGTTCTCGGCTTTGCTTCAAATCGTCCTCGACAGCTCGCAAATTCGGAGAGACATTCACGGCCTTGTACAATGAAATGTTCCTTGGTTAAACCGTTCGCCTTATGGAAAAATTCATCGGTCAGGACATCGCGGATGTCAATATGAGAAAGATTTTTCTGACGGACAATGCGGATGCGGTTGTTGAAAAGACTTACATGAAGCCTTATTCCGCATCCGAACTGCAAGGGAAGAAAGAGGATTTGGCCAATGTCTCAATCAAGATTGCGGACATCGAGCAAAAGAAGAAAGCGGCCATTGAGGGGTTCAAGGGTGAATTGAAACCGCTTCATGAGGAAAAGAACATGCTTGTGGACAGCATCAAGGCCAAAGCCGAACTCGTGACGGAACAGTGTTACAGGTTCACCGATCAGGAAGATGGCATCACGGGATTTTACAATGCGGATGGTGCATTGATAGAATCAAGGCCGGCAACGGCGGATGAAATGCAAGGAAACCTTTTCAAAATCAACAAGAAATCAGACAACAAACAATCTAAAATTCAGGCATCATGAACAACGAAAAAATGACATTCAACCTCGCACCCGGTATGGAAGATGTGGAAATCACCTTGCGTGAAGCCCCGGCCGCAAAAGTCCTTGATGAAAAACCCCCGGTGAAGATTGACATCACCGGAACAATCGGAGCCGTTGCGGAATGGCTTGAAAAGAGGGTGGAAGCAAGTCAATTCTCACAGAAGAATTGCCACATCCTTGTGGACAGGGAAAAGGGCGAAATCACCCTTGTGACCAATGAAGCTGACGAATACAAGCGGGGAAAGGTAAGCGGCGCATTGAAATTCAATCCGGCATACCTTGAATTCGGAATCAACAATTCATCGGTTGTGTGGACACCCACGGAATTGGGCATGTTCTTGAAGATGAACCGCGTTTATTTCCCCGACCGCACCGAAAACATGAAGTTGGTTTCAACCCTGATGAACTTCGTGGCAACGGTGAACAATTCCATTGTGAAGTCCGTCAAGGAAAACGGAGACCGCGCGGACAATTTCAGTCAGGCCGTGGATTCCAATCTTCCAGCATCATTCACCATTCAAATCCCCGTTCTGAAAGGTGGTGAAAAAGAGACCATTGAAGTGGAGACATTCGCAAAGATTTCGGGGCGTGATGTTTCATTCATCCTGATTTCCCCGGATGCGGCCGCCTTGTTTGAGGAAATCAAGGAGACGGAGATTGACAAGCAGCTTGCATCAATCAGGGAGATTGCCCCGGACATCGCAATCATTGAAGTTTAATGCGGCAATGAATCGAAAGCCCCTTGAATTTGGGCATTTGAGGGGCTTTTCAGACACTTTAAGCAATGAAAGAGACCTTTTATTTTCAGCATGATTTCAATGCGCGGAATGACCCCAAATTGCAATCCGTGCTGATGGACAAGGGCATTGCCGGCATCGGAATCTATTGGTGCATCATTGAGCAGCTTTATGAACAGGGTGGGGTCTTGTCTCTTGCTCAAAGCAAAAGCATTGCATTTGCCTTGCATGTCAAGGTTGATGAAGTCAAAAGCATCATCATTGACTTTGGCTTGTTCCAAAACGATGGCGTGAACTTCTGGTCTGATTCGGTCAATGCACGCCTGACACGCCGGAAAGAAATTTCAGAAAGGCGCAGGACGGCCGCTTTGAGGTCATGGGAATCAAGGAACGGTGCGCCGGAAGCTGATGCCGATGGTGATGACAAGGCAGATGATGAAGAAGCCGTTGCCGTTGCCGTTGAGCCGGTTGAAGAAGCAACGCCGGTGGAAGCCCCCGAAAGGAAACCGATGGACTACAATGCCATTGTGGACATGTATCACAAGATATGCGTTTCCTATCCCCGCATCATGAAGCTGTCTGATGAACGGAAGAAGAAAATCAAGTGCCGTTATGAGGAAATGAAAGGTGACTTGACCATCCTTGAAACGGTGTTCAGGAAGATGCAGGAATCGGACTTCATGAAATCAGGATCATGGGCATCGTTTGATTGGGTATTCAAGAACTCGCAGAATTGGATGAAAGTCTATGAGGGCAATTATGACAACAAGCCTTTGCAGGGCAAGAAACAAACCAAAGTGAATGATATATGGCCAGAGAGTTAGACATCGCTTCAATCCTCGGAAAGATTCAGGAATATGGCATATTGCCGACCATCCGCCGCTATCAATACATGCCCTACAAGCCCGAAATCGCCATGCAAGTTGTGGAAGCCATCGGGAAATCCCGGAATCCCCGGTATCAGATTGATGAAGAAAACCGGTTCACCTATGAGAACATCATCAAGTGGGTGCATGGGGATTCATCAATGGAGTGCTTGCACCCCGAAACGAAAAAGCGGATTCGCGGAAGCTTGCAGAAAGGCATCTATATCGCCGGCAACACGGGGACGGGCAAATCATGGTGCTTGGACATCATGGCGGCTTATTGTCTTGTGGACAACCCCCAAATCACATTGGGGCGTGAGACAAGGGGCTTGCGGTGGAAGTCCGTCAGGACGGATGTAATCTGTGACGGGTTCACCACGGCCGGGGAAATCCAGCAATACAAGACCATCCCCATCATCGCCTTTCAGGACTTGGGGACGGAGCCGGAAGAAACGGTCTATATGGGAAACCGCGTTCAACCCATGCGGGCAATCCTTGAATACCGTGGTGATTGTTCTGACAAGATGACCTTGATAACATCCAATATCCCCTTTGCCCATGTGAGATTCACGGAAAGGTATGGTGAAAGGTGCGCTTCAAGGCTCAATGAAATGTGCAACTACTTTGAAATCAAAGGCAGAGACAGACGAAAATAATCTACAATCTTATAATCTATTTTTATGACAACTACATTACAAAACATCATCTATAAGACGGGAAAGGGGACGGTCGTGACGGATTCGGTGAAACTTGCCGAATACTTGAACCGCCGCCATTCAAACATCACAAAGGCAATTCGCCGCATCATGGAGAAATCAAGCATTGTGATGTTCTATGAGACACAATACAAGCGGAACGGCATCCATCCGATGTTCATCATGAACCGGCGTGGATTCATTGAGGTCACACGAACCATCCCGGGAATCCAACTTCAAGTGTCCGCCATCCTCGCACGGTTTGATGCCGTTGGTCAGGGTGTGGTTGAGCAGATGCCCCCGGCGGTGGAAGAAAGCCCGGAAAAACCGCTTGTCCTCATTGGGCAAACGGTGGTAGAAGCCCCCGAATCATCAGAAGAAGAGACGATGGCATACATCATCGAGCGGCTTGATGCCATCGGCAAGAGCCAATATGAAATCAATGCAAAGTTGGATGCCATTCTTGACATCATTGCGGGCAAGAAGCCCCAAGAAAAGCCGGCATCCGCCATCAAGATAACCAATGAACTTGTCAGCATCGGAGAATTGGCCAAAATCCTTTGCCAATATGGAATCACCACGGGTGAAATGCGCCTTTTCCAATGGATGCGAGACCAACAGTTCCTTTGCGCGATGGGGTCTGAATACAATTTGCCCCGTCAGAAATACATCGAACAAGGTCTTTTTGTCATCAAGGCATCCCGCGTGCGGCTCCCGAATGGGCAAATCGTGGAGAAAAACACCACGAAAGTGACGGCCAAAGGCCAAGAATACTTCATCAATAGGTTTTTATACAATCAACAGCAAGGAAAATGAAAATCTACATTTCGGGAAAGATAACGGGGTTTCCCATTGATGTTGCCCGTGAGAAAATCAACACGGCCGAATCATTCCTTGAATCCGCGGGATTTGAGGTTGTGAACCCCCTGAAAAACGGTCTTGCGGTCTCGGAGCCGTGGGAAAGGCACATTGTCAAGGATGTCGAATTGCTCATGTCTTGCGATGCCATCTACATGCTTGATTGCTGGCGGTCATCGCGTGGGGCGCGGATTGAATACAATATCGCTCTGGAAACGGACAAATACATCCTCTTTGAAACTGCAATCATCAACAGGGACTTCTCCATCATGCTTTTGCAGAATGCCATCCATGAGGTCACGGGGCTTAAATTCGGGGAGTATGACAATGATTCCCGGAAGCAAGATTGTGTCTTTGCCCGAATGATTTTCATCTACCATTGCAGAAAGAGCAACAAGATGAAGTTGTCGGAAATTTCCAAGTACATTCACCGGACGCATTCGGCCATTCTTCATTTGCTCGAAGTCTATTCGGATGAATACAAGTACAACAAGAACTTTCGTGTCATTGCCGACAGGGTGGATGATATATTGAACAAGTAAACCATTACAATCAATGAAATATCAACCCCACAAATTCAACTACCGTTGGACACTGAAAGATGCTGTCTTTACAAAGGATAAAGGCAAGGTTTTTTCGTGCTTTGCATGTGGTGGAGGCAGCTCAATGGGCTACAAATTAAGCGGTTACAATGTTATAGGCTGCAATGAAATTGACCCCCGCATGATGTACACTTATTGTCAGAATCACAACCCGCGTTTCAACTTCTTGGAGCCGATACAGACATTCAAGTTGCGTGATGACTTGCCGGATGAATTGTACCAGCTTGACATCTTGGACGGTTCACCGCCATGTTCGACATTCTCAATCGCCGGAAGCCGGGAAGATGCATGGGGCGTGGAAAAGAAGTTCAGAGAGGGTCAGGCATCACAAGTCCTTGACACACTTTTCTTCGATTTCATCGACCCTGCAAAGAAGTTGCAGCCCAAAGTGGTGATTGCGGAGAATGTGAAAGGACTGTTGCTCGGTGAGGCGCAAAAGTATGTGGCAAGAATCTATGAGGATTTTGACAAGGCCGGATATATGGTGCAACATTGGCTTTTGAACGGTGCGACAATGGGCGTTCCACAAAGGCGTGAAAGGGTGTTTTTCGTATGCTTGCGGAAAGACCTTTGCGCACCTTTCTTGAAACAAGTGAATCTATTTGAGGAAAAGCCAGTATTGGAAATGGAGTTCAATGAAGCGCCAATCCTCTTTGGGGAATTCGCCGATTTTAACGGGAGGATGTGTGAAAGTCCCATTGTCCGCAAGCTGTGGGACAACCGCCAAAGGGGTGATGTCTCACAGGGCGATGCGAACTTGCGCTTGTACGGCAAGGAAGCCAATTTCAACCAGCAATATGTCTATCTTGACAAGGTTTCCCCGACATTGGCATCAAAGGAGACATGTCTCGTGCATTTTGAACAACCCCGGTATTTGTCGGCATCGGAAGTGTGTTGTCTTTCGACATTTCCTCTGGATTATAACTTTTGTGGCCAATCCCCGCACTACATCTGTGGAATGAGTGTGCCGCCGCTTATGATGGCGCAAGTGAGCAATCAAGTATGGTTGCAATGGTTATCTAAATTATGACTAAATTTGTATCACTATAATACAAAAGGCATGAAATTATTTTTCTTTGACTTGGAAACGACCGTGGCAAAAACCCTCGGTTTGTGCGTGGAAGATTCCCACCTGCACGATGCCCAATATGACATCGAGTTGACAAAAATGATTTATGACATAGTAAAGTAAAGACAGATGGACAACTACTTGGATTTTGTATTTCTTTCGCAGAAAGCGCATGAGAATGCCGTTAGCCACGGTTTTTGGGATGAAAGGCACCCGACTGAACATTGCCTGATGCTTATAATCACGGAGATTTCGGAGGCCGTTGAAGCTGACAGAAAAGGCAGGAGGGCGGATGTGGAAATGTATGAAGCCGAGCGTCTCGCTGACATGGATTCAGGCAAGGCGTTTGAAAGGCACATCAAAGACACGGTGGATGATGAATTTGCCGATGTAATGATTCGACTTGCAGATCAAGCAGGAGCATTGCACATCGATTTTGACAAACTCATGACCCCGCGTTATTTCCGGCAGTTCAGTAATTACCTCTTCACGGAAAATGCCTTTGCTCTTGTCAAGGGTCTTTGCCGTCAGGACATCAACATCAACAAGCGCATCCAATGGGGGCTTGTGTATGTGAAGATGTGGTCGGAATCCTTGCATATCAACATCGCATGGCACATTGAGCAAAAAATGAGGTTCAATGCCACGGGGGAAGCCAAACACGGCAAGGCATATTAATAAAGCAGATGAAAACAATCATCATCACACAAGACCCCATCACGGGTGAAAGGGCGGCATTTGAAACGGAATGGTTCGATGATAGCCGTTGGAATCCTGACAACATGGTCGCGGCCATCCTCCCTTACAAGCATCTTGTCACCTTTGATGGGGAAACTTGGGTTGACATTGAGATAAGCAACATCTAAAATTACAATTGCACTATGTTACAGCTTGAAATCATCGGCAATCTTGGAAACGATGCCGAATTTAAGGAGTTCAGCGGCAAAAAGTACGTGTCTTTCAATGTCGCGCATTCAGAGAAAAGGAAAGATGTAAATGGCACAATGGTGGAATCAACAACGTGGGTTTCTGTCTTGTGGTACGGCGATGGTGGCGGTCTTACTCAATACCTCAAAAAAGGTTGCAAAGTATTCGTCCGTGGTCGCTTGTCAGTGAAGCCTTACCAAGACAGGAACAGAAATACCCAAGTTGCGGTCAAGGTGAACGCCAATGAAGTGAACTTGTGCGGTCTGAAAGGTGAACAATCCACCACAAGCAGTTCCCCGGCACAACAGGCAGCGTCCGTGCAATCTGAAGATGATTTGCCATTCTAAAAGCCACAATTATGGAGAATTATTTGCGAGAATTTACAATTCACTTTAATGAGGATAATCAAACCGCATTCATTGTGGGGTATGATGGTCAATCAATGGTATGTCTTACAGATTCAACAGATGATAACATTACATCCGTTATATTTAATCTTCATGTTTCCCAAAAGTCAAGAAAACAGGGAATTGGCACGGAAACAATGAAGTATGTGTTGGATGTTGCAAAAGTAGCAAAACATAAGACCGTTGGATTAGAAGTAAAGACAGGTTCTTGGATGGAACAATGGTATAAAAGGCGATTTGGTTTTATTGATTATAGTGAATCAACCCGTAAGGGGTATAAATGGCTTGTTAAAAATGTGTAAAGATAAAAGTGATGAAGTATGATATAGTCATAGGAATTGACCCTGATGCGGAGAAATCGGGCGTTGCATTCTTGGAAACCGCCACACGCAAGCTGGAAGTGACAACATTGACATTCCCGGACTTGCTTGATTATTTGCGTTTCTGTCAAGGCGAGGCCACGGAAAGCGGCCAAACCCTCATTGTCGTCGTGGAAGCCGGGTGGATGGTGGAGAAATCCAACTATCACCCATTTCAAGGGCATCGGGCGGAAAAGATTGCAAGGGATGTGGGGCGCAACCATGAGACCGGCCGCAAGATTGCGGAAATGTGCCGCCATTGGGGAATCAATGTCTTGGAGCATCATCCATTGAAAAAGATGTGGAAAGGCAAAGACGGCAAAATCACCCATGAGGAATTGGCGTTTTTTACGGGGTTGTCGGGCCGCACCAATCAGGAATCAAGGGATGCCGCATTGCTTGCATGGGAATATGCCGGATTGCCTTTGAGGGTGAAAGTTCAATAACTTGACAATAACTTTTGGTGTGATGACGTGTTACTATGACACGTCGTTTTTATTTTTGCATTGCAAATGCAAAACAAAAGCAACATTATGAGACCTATTGATTTTCCCGAATCCACGAAAACATTGTCAATGCCGGCCGAAATGACCGATGCGGAATGCCGCTCGCTTCCGGTATGGAATGACGGCAAGGAATGCATATCAGTATGGAAAGCAGGATGGAAAGAGAGGTTCAACATTCTCTTGACAGGCCGCGTATTCCTTGGTGTCCTTTCAGGCAAGACACAACCCCCGGTGTGGGTGGGTGGTGTCACACCTTTTCAGAAAGCCCCGTTAAAAGCCCGTTCCGCTGACTTTTGGGCAAAGATATGGCGGGCTGTCAAGGTTGCGTTCAAAAGGCTTGCAGGAGGCTTCAAACAGCCAGACAAGCGCAAGCATTTCGTCGCCGGCGTAAGCATTTCCCTTGTGGTGGGCATTTTTTGTCCCCTTTTGGGAGTCATCGTCGCAATGGTTGCCGGCGCATTAGAGGAATGGTGGGATTCAAAAGGACATGGAACGGTGGAAGCACTTGATTTCATCTTCACTTCTCTCGGAGCATTGTGCGCCTTTCCATTCTCTTGCATCATCCACCTTCATGTTTTCTGATGTCATGGCGAAGGTAATTGAGACAAGCATTGATGCCCTTGTTCCTGACAATCGGAATTACAACAAGGGAACACAGTATGGCCAACGACTGATTGAAAAATCCCTTTCGGAGTTTGGCGCGGGGCGTTCAGTCCTCATTGACAAGCATGACCGAATCATCGCCGGGAACAAGACCGTGGAAAACTTCGGTGCAATCGGCATGGACAAGGTGCTTATCGTGGAAACAGATGGCCAGACCCTTGTTGCGGTCAAGCGAAAGGATATTGACCTTGATTCTCCGAAAGGCCGCGAAATGGCACTTGCCGACAATGCGACAGGCAAAGCCAATCTTGACTTTGATGCTGATTTAATCCTTGAAGATGCCGAAAGGCTCGGTTTCGATGCCCTTGATTGGGTTCCCGACCTTTCAACGGATGACGGGAATGAGGATGACAAGGGAAACGGAGGAAAGAAAAGCATTTCCACAAAGTTGGTTGTGGAGTGTGGGGATGTTTCTCGTTTGGAATTGTTATTCAATGAGTTGCAAGAAAGGGGCTTTCAATGTACCCTTGAATAACTCATTGAAAGATAGGCACGAATGACACAAAAAGGGGGTTAAAATGGCAGCTTACAGCAAGAAGATGGTTTCCAAGATAGCCGGACTTGTGAAGTCCGACACATACACCATCGCCGAAATATGCGGCATCGTGGGCATCAGCTTGCGCACATATTTCCGTTGGATGCAGGAACACCCCGAATTTGCCGATGCGGTTGAGAGGGCAAAGGATGAACGGATGCAGAAACTTGTGGTGGAAGCCCGGAAGTCCCTTTTGAGAAAGATAACAGGCTATGATGTGGAAGAAACACACACGGTTGTCATCCCTAATGGGGAGAAAGGCCCTGATGGAAAGCCCAAAGGCAAGGTGAAAGAGAAGAAAACGGTCATCAAGCACATTCAACCCGACACTATGGCTATCATCTTCACCCTTACCAACGGGGATTCCGAGAACTTCAAGAACAAGCATTCCATCGAAGCCACGGGCAAGGATGGAAAGGACTTGTTCGAATCGAAGTCCATTTCCGAACTCAAAGAGGATTTGGATGGACTGATGCGCATTATCAATGGCGGATGAAGTGCGGACACGGCAAGCGCTCAAAGAAGCAATCTTTAAGGCGCAAGCCCTTGCAAAGCAGATGGCAAGGGCTGATTTGTTGCACTTCACTCTTGCCACGATGCCGACATTCAAGCCGGCTGACTTTCATCGGCATTATTACAAAGCCCTGACGGACTTTGCGGACGGCAAAATCAAGAAATTGGCCGTGTTCATGCCCCCGCAACATGGTAAGTCAGAGGGTTCGACAAGGCGTTTGCCGGCTTTTCTTCTTGGGGACAATCCTGATTTGAAGATTGCCATCGTCTCATACAACACCACAAAGGCAAGGAAATTCAACAGGGAGATTCAGCGCATCATTGACAGCCCGGAATATGCCGAATTGTTCCCGGATTCCTATTTGGGGCAATCTTCCTTTGCGGGGCAAGAGGAACCGGGGACATGGGTGCGGAACTCCGATGAATGCGAAATGGTGGGGCATCGTGGCGGGTTCAAGACCGTTTCCGTTGGTGGCGCATTGACCGGTGACCCGGTGGATGTGCTTATCATGGATGACATCTACAAGGATGCAAAGACGGCATGGTCTCCCGTAGCGCGAGAGTCTGTGCAAGATTGGTATGACACGGTGGCGGAGACCCGTTTGCACAATGGTTCAAGGCAACTCATGGTGTTCACAAGGTGGCATGAAGATGACTTGGGAGGCGAACTCTTGCGGCAACAAGGCATCTATGACCCTAAAAGCAATCCCGATGGGTGGGTTGTCATCAATTACCCCGCAATCAAGGTGGGGAAACCAACGGAATATGACCCACGCCAAGAGGGTGAAGCCCTTTGGCCGGAAAGACACTCGCTTGAAAAGCTGGAATCAGCAAAAAAGCGCAATCCGACCGTGTTTGAATCACTCTATCAGCAAGACCCCAAACCCCATGAGGGGCTTATGTATGATTCGGGATTCCGCACATACGGTGTCAGGCCGGCAACGGAGAAATGGAAGCGCAAGGCATACATTGATACGGCAGACACGGGCGATGATTACTTGTGCGGGATTGTCTATGATGAAACCGAAATCGGCAACTTCATTTGCGATGTCATTTACACGCAAAGGCCGATGGAATACACGGAGCCGGCAACGGCAAAGATGCTCGTGAAATGGCAAGTGGAAGAAGTTGTGGTGGAATCCAACAATGGCGGGCGTGGCTTTTCCCGTGCCGTTGAGAAACAAGTGCGCTTGATGGGCAACACGAAGATGAAGTTCAAGTGGTTCTTCCAGGCCGACAACAAGCAAGTGCGCATTTTCAGCCATTCCGCGGCCGTTCAGAACCTCACATTCATGCCCGATGGATGGGAAAGGACATTCCCCGATTTCGCAAAGGCAATCAATGGGTATCTGAAAGCCGGCAAGAATCCTCATGACGATGCACCGGATGCCCTGACCGGCACAATCGAAAGGCGCAAGAAGATTTCATCGGCAAGTGTTGCCGACATGATGGGATATTAACAATAAATCATTTGATATTATGAAAGTTACAGACATCATCCAAACCGAGAACCAGGGCGATGTGATTCAGGAAATGAAATCGCACCGCTTCATCCCACAGCCCGATGTGGAAGCGGCCAAAAAGGTGCTTGACCCACAAGAGCATGACATCAACAATCCAATCATCCGCCCTGACAAGCGCGTGAAAGTCACCGATGACACGCAGGGAGAATCCGCGCAAAAGGTCATTGATGTGGACGGCAAGGACAACGGCAATTTCAGGTATGAAAAGGTTGCCCGCATCGCGGTGGCCTTGCAGAACCTCATAATCAACCGTGCCGTGTCCTTTGTGTTCGGCAATGAGCCGGCATACAATTCCACCCCCGACAATGACAATCAGAAGCTGGTTAAAAGGGCGTTTGACCGCATCTTGTACGATGCCAAGAGCCGTTCATTGAACCGCAAGATTGCCCGCTTCATTTTCGGGTTCAAGGAGTGTGCCGAATTGTGGTATCCCGTGGAAGTGAAAGAGCCACACGGCAATTACGGGTTCACAACCAAATTCAAGTTGCGTTGCGCCTTGTTTTCCCCAGCATTGGGCGACACTTTGTACCCTTATTTCGATGAAACCGGGGACATGGTGGCCTTTTCGCGGTCATTCGCCCGCAAGGATGATTCAGGCAATGCCACGGACTTCTTCGAGACTTACACGGACGAGGAACATTGCCTTTGGGCTAATGGCGCGAATGGTTATGAAATGGTTGATGGCTATCCCAAGCCGGTTGCCATAGGCAAGATTCCCATCGCGTTCGGCCATCAAGACAAGTTTGAGACACAGGATGTGGACAAGCTGATTGACCGGCTTGAAAAGTTGCTTTCCAACTTTGCAGACACGAATGATTACCATGCGTCACCCAAGATTTTCACCACCGGCCAAATCAACGGATGGTCTAAAAAGGGCGAAGCCGGTGCGGTCATTGAGGGCGAAGAGGGCGCGACCATGCAATATGTCTCATGGCAGAATGCCCCCGAATCCGTCAAGTTGGAAATCGAAACCCTCTTGAAGATGATATACACCATCACCCAAACCCCCGATATTTCCTTTGATTCGGTCAAGGGCATCGGCGCGGTGTCTGGAATCGCCTTGAAACTCTTGTTCATGGATGCCCATCTGAAAGTGCAGGACAAGCGGGAAATCTTCGATGACTATCTGCAAAGGCGTGTCAATGTCATCAAGGCATACATCGGGCAATTCAATCAGTCCCTGAAAGCTGACTGTGACAGTCTCTTGATTGAGCCGGAAATCGTGCCTTACATGATTGTGGATGAAAAGGAGCAAGTGGAATATTGGATGACGGCCAACGGAAATAAAGCCCTTATTTCACAGGAAGAATCCGTGGAGAAAGCCGGCCTTACTTCCAACGCGGAAGCCACGATGGAGAAAATCAACAATGAATCAAGCCGTGACAATTCCTTTGTCATCGGCGAACCCATTGAAGCATAATTGAGGATATGGCAAAGAAACAGGGCAAACCGGGTGTTAAAAAAGGGCAGAAGGTCAAGACAAAGAGGTTTTCCATTCAGGGCTTCGATGTCAAACACTATAAAAGGACGGAGCAATATGCGGCGGCCGTGCAAACCCTTTTCGACCGCGCGACCGTGGCGATAACCAATGCGGCCGCAAAAGGCCATTATGACACCGACAAGCCCTTTTCTTTCGCCGATTATCCAAGTGTTCAGTCGGTGATGCAAAAGACCATTGAGGGGCTTGCGAATGGCGTTACGGCCGTGATAGAGACAGGTTCCCGCAAACAATGGCTTTTCGCAAACCAAAAGAATGATGCTTTCCTTGCATCCATCGGTGACACAAGCAAGGTTTCCACTGCCAAGATGAAGAAATGGCAGGACAAGAACCTTGATGCGCTCAAAGCCTTTCAGGAACGGAAGATTGAGGGCATGAACCTTTCGCAAAGGGTGTGGAAGTATGTGGGGCAATACAAAGACCAAATCGAACTTGGGCTTGATGTGGGACTTGGAGAGGGTCGCAGCGCGGCACAGCTTGCCCGCGATGTGAAAGAAAACTTGCGAGAACCAAACAAGCTGTTCAGGCGCGTCCGTGACAAGCACGGCAATCTTCATCTTTCCAAAGCGGCAAAGGCATACCACCCCGGACAAGGCGTGTACCGGTCAAGTGTCAAGAATGCCCAAAGGCTCACAAGGTCGGAAATCAATATGGCTTACAGGGAATCCGATTTCTTGCGGTGGCAGAACCTTGATTTCGTGGTGGGCTTTGAGATTCACCGTTCTACCCATGAGCCGTTGTGCAAGTGCAAGTTGTGTGAACGGCTTGTGGGGCGTTATCCAAAGACATTCAAGTTCAAGGGGTGGCATCCGCAATGCATGTGTTATGCGACCCCCATCCTCATGGACGAAGAGACAAGGAACGAGAATGAGAGGGGGGAACTGAAAGCCGCATTGACCGGCAAGCCATACAAGCCCAAGAGGGCAAAGAATGAGGTGCTGGATGTCCCGGACGAGTTCAAGGCGTGGGTTTCGGAGAATGTGGCGGCACAAGAGAATTGGGCATCAACCCCGTATTTTATCGCGGACAACTTCATTGACGGGCAATTGTCTCTTGGCTTGAAGCAAGGGGCGAATGATGGCGGCATCAAGACCATCATGCAAGCGATTGAGGTGGCAAAGGGGTTTGGAATCGGCCACATTGACTTTGGTGATGCCACGGTGGAACAGGCAAACATCATCCTTGAAGCCTTGCAAGAGGAATTTGACTATTTCGCCGATGTTGGAATCCCCCTCAATGGCCTTTCATTCGCCAAAGGTGACATGCACACGAAGAAAGAGGGCGGGCATTACAACACAAAGACCAATGAAATGGTCATCAACCTTGACATTTTCGGTGATGATGCGGATTCAGGAAAGCCCATCTTGGAGAAAATCGCATCCCTTGAAGTGCAAAAAGCCAAGTTGCAAGAGCAAATCATGCTGTTTGAAGCCAAGTTGGGCATCAATCCGGCCGCGGACAAGATGCTGAAACAGGACATCAAGCAAATGAAGTCCCGTGTCACCGACATCGAAATCAAGATTGGCAAGTTCCAAAAGGATATTGCCGCCGGCCATGATGAAATCACTTTCACTTACGCATATTCCCTGAAAGATGTGAAAGACCGCGTGAAAGCGACCATTCACCATGAATTTGGGCATCTTTTCGACCACAAGTTCAACGGTGGTGAGGGTTATGCCGGCAACGCATACAATTCCACATACGCAAAGACCACCGACCAGGAACAGATTGCGGAATGGTTCTCACAATGGATGATGGGTGACAAAGAGGGCATCCCGCAAGAGTTGCTTGATGCCTTTGAGAACAAGACGGCCGTGGACACTTTCAAGCCGCAGTTGATGGCCATCATGCCGCAGATTGAGCAAGCCCGGCAAGTCGCACAGGAATGGGGGCTTTCCACGGCACAGATTGATGTGGGTATTCAGAACAAGAACATGCATTCAATCACCACCGGCATTGAACAGATTGTTGCCACGGGGCAAAAGTTGCTGGAAGATGTCAATGAGTGGATTGCCAAGATAATGCCATTGATGCAGGAAGCGATGAATCACGGCATCCCGGTGTCCCATTATGCGGTAATGATGAAGAAATTGCAAGGCAATCATTCCACTTGGGTGTTTGACAAGGCTTCTTATACATCGGCCATCACGGAATTGCAGGAAGCCATCAAAGAAGCCAAAGACAATGAGCATCTTTCCACCTTGCTTGTGGATGTGGCCGATGCAAAGGCGCAATTCGGCTCCGATGCTGTTCATGCCGCATTCAATGCTGTTGAATCAAAGTTGAACCAATGGAATCAAAAGAATCCATCATTGGACTACTTGAAGATGAAGTTGGAGTGGGAAATCAAATATCTTGATGACCCCGCCCATCAAAAATATGTCACATGGGAGGTGGCGCAAAAGGCTTACAAGAAGAAACTTGCTGATGTCTCATATCAAATAGAACGGCGAGAGTTGATAAGCCAAGCACAAATGCCGATTGCAACACTTCAATCATCGAAAAGTCCGAAAGGAAAGGCGCTTGTCTCCGAGTGGCAAGCATTGGTGGCACAATCGGATGCGCCAATTTCATTGATGCGCTCAAAACTTGATGAAATCAACAAGTTCGTGCAACATACATTGAGCCGCAGAAAGCCGAAATCATCCGATTCATTACAATACCCCTTGACTGATGACGAATTTGAGGATGCGGCATTTGCCTTGTGTTCGCGGCGAATGTCTGATGCATTGAGTGGGAAAGCGCCATTGACAAAACTTCAAGAGAGCAAGTACAATGAAATATCCGTCTTACTTTCGGGGGACAATCCGGATTACAAGAAGATTCGCACTTTGTTGACACAATTGGGTGAAGATATTGATGATGTGTACAGTCAAAGCCGAAAGGATATTGCGAAATGGCATTTGACAGCACAAGATGCCGATGATTATTTCCATAAGTTCCAGGTCGCATATTGGAAAAAGGCAACGGATGATGAAAAGAGGGCATTTGCTGGATATACGGGTGGAAGCGCATATATCACAGAACCGTTACGAGCAATCAAGGGGCATTATTATGAAGCCCCGTGGAGACACTCGGATGATGAAATCGAAAGGCATATCAAGGCCCTAACAAAAGCCCTCGATATTGACATTTGTACGAATGATGTTTGGATAAAAAGGGATGCCGGCGCATGGGACGCAGAATATGTGTTTGGGATTCCGTCATTGGCGGCATATCGAAATAATCCATCCGCACTTGTGGGGAAAATAGGGCAAGATAATTCATTCATGTCTTGCGGCTCTTGCCGTGAAACAAGATTCACTTGCACGGGAAAGAAAGATGTCATTTACAACATCTATTGCCCCAAAGGGACAAAGGGCGTATATTGTCAGGCATTTTCATCATGTGGAACATTCGGCAGTTCTTGGGATGGTGTCAGAAAGGCCAATCCGGGGAAAAATGATGAAAATGAAGTCTTGCTGCAAAGAGGTACGAAGATGCGCATTACCAAAGCTGAATATAACAAGGCGCAAGATATGTGGTACATTGATGTGGAAGTGCTTGGGCAAGAGACACGGGATTTCAAGGTCAATCATTCAAGCAATGGAACATATTGCACATTCGATTAAAGAAAAAAGGGGGCGATTGCCCCCTAATCTCTTGCATAGTGTCTTTTGTAATATTCCCGGAATGCTGATGTGTCCACTCTTTCATTGTATTGCGTGAACCGATTGAAAAGAACGGCTTTCAGTTCAACGGGGATGCCATCATGCCTTTCCAAAGTGTTCAAACCATAGGCAAGGAAATCATTGACCGCGGCTTCGATGAATAACACATCTTTCTGCAAGGTCTTGTTCACCCAAAGCCGTTCAATCGCCCAAAGGGTTTCTTCCTCGCTCCCCGATGGGAAACCGCAATCATCTTTGCCATCATAAAACCGGCAAGACTTCAAAAGATCAGCTTTCTTATCCATTGTATTCACGATTTAGGATGTTGATAAATTCGGGTGTCAGGTATCGCCGGGCTTGCGCTTGCAAGTCAAACGGAACACCAAAGAATGCTTCCGCGATGCCGCCGGTGATGGCCGCGATGGTGTCGGAATCCCCGCCGATGGACACGGCATTTCTGATGGCGTCCTCAAAAGAAGATGCTTCAAGGAAACATACAATGGCTTGCGGGACGGTCACTTGGCATGATTCATCGAAGATGTTGTCTTGCCTGATTTCATCCACGGAACGCCCATTAATTTCCTCATAATACTTGCTTGCGATGTCGAACATGGCCAGCTTTGTTGTTGCGCCATTGAATGCCGCCCAAATGAGGTGTGCAACGCATCTTGCACCCTTAATGCCCTCGGGGTGGTTGTGTGTCACCACGGCCGTCTTTTCGGCCATTGCAAGGCAATCATCAAGGGGCTTACCCTTGAAGCGCAGGGCCACGGGGGAAACACGCATGGCCGCGCCATTCCCAAAGGAATAGTAAGCCGGCATTCCGGGCGTGTCAAGCCATTGACGGAATGATGCGCCATAACCGCCCATCGGCCGGTTGTACTGTTTCCCAAATTCACGGAAAGCCCGGTCGAACCGCTTGCCTTTCTGCAAGGCATCGGCAACGGCCATCGTCATGATGGTGTCATCCGTGAAGTCACATTCGATAGTGAACAGGTCGAAATACTTGCTTCGATGGTTCGCAAACTCAAAGCGAGACCCGACAATATCACCGATAATTGTTCCAATCATATCATCTGTTGCGTTTTTGCCCCCGGTAAGAGGACTTGCGGTGCAAGTTGCCCTTTCGGAGAATGATTAACTTGTTTTCATACGGCTTGTTTTCGGCCAATTTGAAGCCCCACAAGCGCGTTTTGCTCACACCAATGTCCGTTGGTGTGAACACATCGAAGATTGCGGAAATAGAGCCAAAATAATGGTGCGTGTCCGCATCTTTGATGGTCAGGTGGTAAATGGTATCACCGTTCATCTGTCTTGTCCTTTCTTATGGTTCTTTCATCCATTCTGAAAAGTTCGGCATCATCCGCATATGCGGCATGTTTGACGGCACGGAAGAATGCCTTGTTGATTTTCCGGAGCTGTCGCAAATAGTTCTTGGGTTGCCATTTGAAAGCGGGCATCACCTCATTGTTTGCCCCATATATGCCCCCGGTTTTCCCCTCAAAGTGGGCAAAGGCAACAAGATGGCCATCCTTGATGTAAACCCTTTCCACCGCCCTTTTCTTGAACACAGTGTGTTCAAGGTCAAGATGTCCGCATCCATTGTAAAACTCAAAGATGCGTTTCTCATGCTCCATCTGCATCCGGGCGGCTTCTTCCTGGTTCTTTCGCAGTCCCACAAGTTTCACGGCAATCTGATGGCGCAGCGCGGCCACATTGATTGTGGTGTCCTTGCGGGTCGCGACCTCATAAGGCAATTTGCCGTCCGCGAACATCCTGAATGCCCGGGCGGTGTTCTCTTTGTCCTCGATTTTGGCCGCAAGGGATTCGGCAAACGGAACTTCCAAGCCATATTTGGCCGCAAGTTCCTCAATGGTGAACTCTTTTTTCATCGCAAAGATAGTGAATTTATTTAATATAACAATCAATAAGTAATTACAAGTCCACATTCAACGGCCTTGATGAATGCATCCCGGACAACTCTTTGTTCTCGGGTTTCATAGCATGTGCAATTTGGATTTGAGTGAGACTTGCAAATCAACCGGTGGCAAGCCCAAAAGGTTCTTGTCCAAGATAACCCCCTCAAAGGTCAATGTGAGGATGCCGGCCGACCGCAATGTCATGATGTCGGGGTCTTGGAATGCGACATGGCCGGACATTTCGCTGTAACGGACTTCCGCGCATCCATAGGTGTCACGGGTATATCCTTTCTTCTTTGCCGTTGCATAAAGCATCAGGGCGATTCTGTAAGCGCGTGTTGTCATTTCTTCTTTGGAATAAAGGGTTCAAGTTTCTGCATGATAGGGTCAAAAATGGTCACGAATGCATTTTGCGGGCAATAATTGGTGATGGTCGGAATGCTGTTGATGATGATTGTTGCATCAGCCCCTTTTTTGTCCATACCGAGCCGGCGGCATTCCTTATGCACCCATTTGGCAAGCCGTTCAATTTCTTCTTTGAGGGTTTGAACATGGGTGTAATCCGTCCGCTTCCTGATGGCAATGGTGTACCCGGGTTCTGCAAAGGTCTGTGAGAATTGGAAAGATGCCCTTGCCATGAGGTCTTTGACATATTGGGGCATCGGCGGGTTGCTGTCAATGATTTTCATTGTTCACACTTTTTTAATTCGACATTGTAATCAAGATATTTGGCAAGGCATGTGGTGAAAAAGTCCCTTGCTTTGGCCTTGTCCGTGAAATATCTTGCGGTGACAATGCCCCCTCTTGGACCGGTCACGACCACTTGCCATTGGGAGAGGGGGGCAATTCTTCTATCTGATTCCATCGTCAATGAAGTTTATGTCGGCGAATTGCGGGCGTTCCTTGATGGCGTATTCAAGGAAATCAGGTTCGCATTTGAACCTTATGCAGAATCCCAATTCATCCCGGCCGCATTCAAAGGGGCGGCCATGATGGGTAAGCCAAAAGGCCAATTCATCAACTTGGGCGTGTGTCCTGTATGTGTGTGGTTCTTGCATGATGATGGGGTTTTAGACATCCAAATAAGCATAAGACATGTTGCATTCCCGGTCATATCCGCAATCCGTCAGCTTACCGAGAAAGAATGCTTGCAGCTTGCTCATGGCCTTGTCATTTCTGCCATCGAAAGTGAATGTGAACTTATCGAGGGCGCGGATGGTGATTTCAACCGGAACACCGGCGATGTGTGAAAGGGTATCTTCAAGGACCTGAACTCTTGAAAGGTACGCGGGATGTTTGATTGTGTTGCTTGTCATTGTTGCGTATGTTTTGGGTTGATTATTTCTGAACCGGCATGGATGTGAGGATGTAAGTGTCTTGCCTTTCGGCTTCATGGTTGGTGATGGACACGACTTTCAATGTCCCGAATCCGGGTTTGCCATAATATGCGTCAAATCCCTCACGGCCACGGGCGGCATTGAATATCTTTCCAAGGTGCTTTTCGGCTCCCTCACGGGTCAGATACACCCCTTCGACATCAAATGTTGAAAGAGTGTATTCGGTCTTTATTGGCCGTAGCCCTCAAAGATAAGCCGCTTGTGTCAAGCCCCGATGCCACGGCCGCTTCGAACCAATGTTGCACAAAGGTCTTTTCGCACATGAGCCTTTCTTGAAGTTCAATCAGGGCGATGATGTCGGTTTCCCAATCCTTTGCATCAACTTCCTTGCAGAACACCATCGAATGCGGGGAAATTCCCCATCTGATGATGTCTTTGCCGTTAGAGGTCACAAGGAATCCGACAGTCTTGAAGTCATTGTCTTTTACGATAGTTGCTTTCATTGTTGCAAGCATTTAATTGTTCTTGTTGCGTTCCGTGTTATAGTAACACATCGCAAAGGTAGTGAATATTTTTAATAAAACAACTATTTTGCAAGAAAATTTGTGCATTTGCATTGCAAAATGTTCAAAAGTGTTCGATAACTCCAAGCAATTCTTTCGCGTGTTACTATAAAACGATTGTAACTTTGAGCCGTTGATTTTTGTTACACCATAACACATTTAATTCATCACAATTATGTTCAAAACGATTTTAGCATTACTGATCGCCGTTTATGGCAATGTATCAGGCGTGCGGAAAGACGGCTTGACCAATCTGGCACGCGGTCTCGCGTTACAGGCAACGACCGATGAGGAAGCGAAAGCCATCGTGGACAAGCTGACCGAAGCGCAGGTCATTGAGTTTTGCCGTGGCTACCGTTCCGATGTGGACAAGGAAGTCGCCGAAAGCAACAAGACTTTGGAAGCCAATTTCCGCAAGAAGTATCACATCAAGGATGACGATGCCGATGATGATGACGAACCCGGCGTTAAAGGCAAAGGCAAAGACGGGGACATCGCGGCCATTGTAAAAGCGGCCGTGGATGCAGCCCTTGCACCCATGAAAGAGACCATTGACGGATTCAAGGCCAAAGAAGTCGGCAAGACAAGGCTTCAAGCATTGGAAGATGCCTTAAAGGAATGCAAGGACGAGAATTTCAAGGCGCAGACCCTGAAAGACTTTGGCCGGATGTCCTTTGCATCTGATGATGACTTCAATGAATACTTGTCGGGCAAGACGGCCGATGTAAAAACGGCCAATCAGCGCGTTGCCGATGATGCGCTTCGTGGCGGTGGTGCGCCCCTTTTCTCGCAGAAAGAAGCGGAAACGGGCGTTTCAAAAGGCGTTTCGGAGTTCATCAAGTCACAATCGCCGGAGGGTAATGCGTTTGCCGGCAAAACCGTTTAACAATTAACCTTTAAGCCTTATGGCACTGAGAATCCAAAGAAAGAAAGACAACCGCGTTGTGAAGTGTGTGCTTCACCGCGTGGCGGACATTCCCGGTGGCGTGACTGTCAAGGTTGCCGATTTGGGCGGAAATGCACTCTTTGAGGGAACACCTCTCGGAAAGGGAGCAAATGGTGTGTATCAGGTGGTGAAAACCGCACAGATTATCACCAAGGCCGCAGCCGATGCGACAACCTATGATGTGGCAAAGGGGCATCATTTCAAGGTCGGTGACCGTTTTGCGACCGCGGCTTGCAATGGTCAGCTTATCACTGCCATTGACAAGTCCGATTCCGCAAAGGATGTCATCACCGTTGGAACAACCCTCGGTGCTGACATCACCGCCGGAACTTGCGCCTTTGAATCTTCCGGCGCAAACAAGACCCTGAAATATGCCCCCGTGGGCATCGCCGGTCAGAACCAGGATGTCGAAAGTGGTGACAACCTCTTTACCGACATTTGGGTCATTGGCGTTGTGCGTGAATCCAACGCGCCAATCGTCAATGATTCCATCAAATCGGCGCTCAAAGGAATCCTTTATGTGTAATCTTCAAATCTGAACAGATATGCAGAAGTCATTGATGGTCGGGTTGAATGAGAAAGACATGCAGGCCGTAATCTACACTTACAATCTGCATGATTACTACTATCCAACCCTTTTCCCGCTGAAAGAGACCAACTTCCTGACATGGAAGATGCTTGAAGCACAGGCGGGTTTGAAGATTGCCGCCGACCTTGTTTCCCGTGGTGCGACCATTCCGCGCAAGACCCGTGAAGCCATTTCCCGCATTCAGGGTGATATTCCCAAGATTTCCATTTCTCGTGAAAAGAACGAGGATGAATTGACGGAATATGACATCCTTGTCGCAATGTCATCCAACAATCCCGACCTCAAAGCCCTTGTGGAGTTTTGGGCCGAGGATACCAAATTCTGTTGGGATGGCGTTGCCGCCCGTGTTGAGTGGATTGCGCTTCGTCAGATTTCGCTTGGAAAGGTCACTTTCACCAACAGCAACAACGCGGCAATCGTCACTGAATACGATGTCGATTATCAGATTCCGTCTGAACAGAAAATCGGCGTTGAAGTCTCTTATTCTTCAGGCGCTTCCGGCAAGCCCCTCACAAAAGACTTCGTGAAAGCAATCAAACTTGGCAAGCGCCTTTATGGTGCGGTGTACAAGTTCGCTTTCATGAATGTGGACACTTTTGAGAAGCTGGCCGCGCAGGAGGAAGTCATCAAGAAGTGCGCGACATTCATTCAGAATGTCGCCGAAACCGCGGATGCCCCTGACCTCAAAACGGTCAATGCATACCTTGCCAAGAAGAACGAACTTTACAAGGGCTTGCAGATTGTTCTCATTGATCAATCCATCACCCTTGAACTTGCGGATGGATCCCGCGTCACGGAAAATCCTTTCGTGGATGATGTCATCCTGTTCTCCGAAAGCAAGGTTCTTGGCAACACTTGGTGGAAAAAGCCGATCGATGCCAAGAAACTCCCCGGCTCGGTCGCTGAAAAGGTCATGCACGGACACACCCTTATCAAGAAATTCTCCAACGAGGAACCGGTGCAGGAAGTCACCGAGGGCATCACCAATGCTTTCCCAGCTTGGAATCTTGCAGGGCGTTCCGTCCTCATGCAGACCAACGCAACTTCTTGGAACAAGAACTAACATCCAGCCCGCGGCCGGTGCTTGCTTGTCGCGGGCTTTATTCCTGATGCCGACATGACAAACAAACAATACATTTCCAAATCCCTGAATGGGCTGAATGTCTCGGAAGATGACATTGACATAATCATTGCCAAAGCCAAGATTGATGCCGATTCGACCGCCGATGTGGAAGCATGTGACAAGGCCGTCCACAAGAGGTTTTCCATTGTCCTGAAAGGGATGACGCAGAACGTTTCCGAGGGTGGTTATTCGATTTCATGGAACATGGATGCGGTCAAGATGTATTACAATGCCTTGTGCAATGAATACGGCCTTGAAAATGTATTGAATGCCCGTCCCGTCATCCGTGACCGTTCAAACATGTGGTAATATGGCCATGATTAAGCAATACCCGCATTTTCTCTTTGTTTGTGATGCCCCCGAAGCGGTGCAGGACGGCAATGGGAATTGGGTGTCATCCGATGATACGGGCTTGAAATTCGTTTCCAAGTGCCGTGAGGAAACCGGTGGTGTTGGTGCTGAATATCAGGTTGCCGGCGGAACATTCCGCAAGGCATCCGCGTTGATTCAGCTTCCAAAGGGCGTTGCAAACATCCCCGATGGGGCAAAGGTCGTTGTGTCGAATGATGTGGATGGTAATGATGTGAGGATTCAGGGGACGGTCTTGCACTTCGATTTCGGGCAATTGCATTCTCGGTTATGGCTATAACTCCCACATTCTCAATGGATGCCGTAAAAGGGCGGATGAATGCGTTTCTTGATGAGGTCAAGAAGCAACAGATTTCGCGCTTGCGGGAACTTGGGGAAATGTGTGTTGCCTATGCCCGGAGTGTGCCGCCCGAAACCGGATTCCATGACCAAACCGGCAACTTGCGGTCATCAATCGGTTACATGGTCTTTGTGGATGGCGTGGCGGTTCACCAATCCCCATTTGAGCAAGTCCAGCCCAAAGCCGAAGTTTCCAATGGCGTTGTGTACAACGGGAACAAGGTGGGAGAGGAACTTTGCAGACGAATCGGGGAGCAGACAACGGGCGTTTGCCTTGTGTGTGTCGCGGGGATGAATTATGCCCAATATGTCGAAAGCAAAGGCCGGGATGTCCTGACGGGGGCGGAACATCTTGCAGAAAAGGAATTGCCCCGGATGTTGGAACAGCTTGTCAAAAACATTAAAAGCGCGGTCGAATGAAAACGGCATTTGATACCAATGGAATCCTTTTCCGCTTGTTGCACGGCAATACATCCGCCAATGGAGGCGTGTATGTCGAAGATGACAGGCCGGATAATTCGGAGAAAGAAGATATTGTTGTGAACTCCATTGATTTGGGGCAAGATTCCTTGCCGCAAATCGGGACATCAAACATCAATGTCTATGTCCCCGACATTGAGGTGAAAATCGGAGGAAAGATGCAAGTTCAGGCCAATCGGCCACGGCTCAAAGTCATCACGGATGAAGTTCTTGCACAAGTGCGTGATTCACGCATTGAGGGCTTGAAAATCGTGGTGATGAACCACACCATGATGAATGAGCCGAACATGAAACAACACTTTTCAAACATCCGCGTTGATTGGAACATTCAAAAAGATTAAATATTATGTCACTCATTACTCTCGGATTATCACAGATAAAGGTGGGTGAGGCGGCCGTGAATGGCACGATGCCCACTGAACTGACCAAAATCGGCAAGACCTACAAGGACACTTGCAAAATCGCGCAGGATGCGGCCGAAGTGACGGAGCATTACGAGGAGGGCAAGTCGGCCCCTGAAGTGCGCAAGAAAGCCAAGAAAATCCCCGTTCTCACGTTCTCCATCATGGACGCGGACGTTCCGTTTCTGATTGACTACATCGGCGGAGAGAATGTCGGTACGGAGCAAGAACCCAAGTGGGGTTATGCCGGTGATGAAGTGGTCGCGAACAAGGCCGTCAAGGTCGAATCGGAACAGGGTCTCGACTTTGAGATACCAAATGGAGATATCGAAGCCGTCATCAATGCCGACATGTCGGCAAAGGGCATCTTTCTGGTAGATTTCACCGTAACCCCTTGCGCCGTGACCGCCGGCAAGCCGCTTCGTGGCGTTCCGCACAAGTAATTGTCGGGGTCACAAGGTAAACCCGAAGCCCCCGGGCAATCATTGCTTTGGGGGCTTCTTTAATATCAATTGTGATTATGGATGAAGATATTAAGAAACTTCAACAGGAAAAAGATGAATTGAACACCCTTATCGGAAAGGGCGTTGAATTCACCGTCACCGACACGGAGTTTGAGACGGAAAAAAGGTTTTTCGGCCTTGTCAAGAAGCGCAAGTCCAAGACCATCACAAGGGCATTCAAGATAGATGAACCGACCCTCGCGACACTTGACCGGCTTTCATCAGAATGGATCGAATTTGCCCTTGATGAAGCGGCCATGAAGTCCACGGATGCCCTTGAAAGGTCAAGGCGGCTTGCGAAAGACCATGCCATCCGTTTTGCGCGAATCGTGGCCATTGCCGTTCTTGGGTCAGAAAGGCTCATTGCCGTCCCGGTCAAAGAGGGCGTGAAGTGGGTTGAAGATTCCGCGAGACTGGAAGAATTGACCGGCCTTTTCGCACGGTCAATCAGGCCCTCGAAGTTGTATCAGATAGTGGTGCTTATCAATGCCATGTGCAACTTGGGGGATTTTACGAACTCTATTCGATTGATGTCAAGCGACCGCACCACGATGCCGATTCGGATAGAGGAAAACAACGGGGATTAAACAGTCCACATGGTCGCAGGGGTGCGATTTGTGCGCATTTCGGGTGGACATATGATTACCTATTGAACGGCATCCCGTGGGCGGTAGTGGAAAGGATGATGGTTGATGCGCCAAGTTATGATGCAGATGGCGGCAAAGATGATGAAGTCATCCGACTCACAACCGAAAATAGTCAAGATATTATGAATTATATCAACAGCATGATGTAACATGAGCGATATAACAGGCGGTGGTCTTTCGTTCAAATCAACGATGGACAATGAACAAATGGATGCGGCGATCGCGGAAACCTTGCGCCGTGTTCAGGGCTTTTCAGACGCGACCGTAGCCGGGGGCGCGGCCATTGGTTCCGCTTTTGCCGGAACGGCCGATGACATCCGGCAAGCGCTTTCAGAGATTGGTGAAGCATGTGAGGCTCATGAGACCGAAATCGCCCGATTACAAGCCAAATATGAAACTTTGGAGGGCAAGTTGGGAAAGGCGTTTGATGAGGGGCGGGATGATGAGTTATTCGCATTGCAAGAGGAACGGGCGGCCATCAAGGGGTCAATCGCCATCCATGAGAATCTTTTGAAAGAATACCGGCGGGCGTCTGACGAGCTTGAAACCTATGCGAGCCACATAGAGGAATCGGCCAATGAAGCGGGGAAAGCCGGTGATAGGCATGTCACCTTGCGCACCAAAATCAGGGAATTGCGCGAGGAGATGATTGAAATGGAAATGGCCGGGCAAAGGGGGACGGCCGAATACCACGCATTGCAGGAGGAGGTGGGGCGGCTCACTGATGCCTATGGCGATGCCACGGCACAGGCGAACATCCTTGCCCATGACCAAAGGGGCATGCAGGGCTTGATTTCGGCTTTTTCAGGCGTTTCCGGGGCGGCATCGGCCGCACAGGGTGCATTGTCCTTGTTCGGCACGGAGAATGAGAATATCCAAAAGGTGATGTTGAAAGTGCAATCCCTCATGGCCATCACCGTGGGTCTGCAACAGGTGCAACAGACCTTGGACAAGGATTCGGCATTTCAGCTTGTCACCCTCAATGGCCTGAAAGATGTGTGGGCGAAGATGGTTGCGGCCGCCACGGGTGCGGAGACCGCGGAGACGGCGGCGGTCACGGCAGAAACGGCCGCGGAGACCGCCAATGCCACGGCCACGGGTGCGGCCACGGCCGCAAAGAATGCAAAGGCGGCGGCATCCGAAAGTGCGGCAGTGGCATCAGGTGTGGAAGCCGCGGCACAAACGGCCGAAACGGGTGCGGCGGTTGCTGGAACGGCCGCGAACATAACCCTTGCGGGGGCATTCAGGGCGGTGGGCGTTGCCATCAAGTCTATCCCGGTGTTCGGGTGGATAATTGCTGGTGTCACGGCCTTGGTGAGCGCAATTTCCCTTTTATCCAAGAAAGCGCGTGAAGCGAAAAAGGCGCAAGAGGAATTTTCCAAGTCCATGATAGAGAATTCTTACAAGCCCATCGGCCGCATCCAACAGCTATCAAATGCATGGCAAGAATTGGGCGACAACATCGAAGAAAAAAACAAGTTCATTGAACATAACAAGAAAGCCTTTGATGAACTTGGGGTGGCGGTCAAGGGTGTCACGGATGCCGAAAACTTGCTTGTGGCCAACAAGGATGCATTCATCCAAGCCCAAGTCGCAAAGGCCAAATCAATGGTGTACTTCGAACAGACCCATGAAAAGGTCAAGCAACTCATGAAGCTGGAAGAGCAATACAACGCCATGCACGACAAGGTGCAAAGAACCGTCTATATGGGCGGCACTGCCGGCGGTGGAAGTTCCATCACTTATGAGGTGGACAACACAAAGAAAGAGAAGAAAAAGGCCGAAATCGACGCATTGCGCAAGGAAATAACCGATGGATATACCAATGCCACGAAAGAGGAAAAAGCGGGGCTTGATGCCTTGAATAATGCCGGAATCGAAGCCGCCGGTTCCTATGCAGATGGGACGGTGGGGGCGATTGAGCAAGCCATAGCAAAGAAGCAAACGGCCTTGAAAATCCTTACCAATGCCGAAGACTACAAGGCCGGCTTGAAAGAGATTGAGGATTTGCAAAAGCAACTTGCCAATATCACGGGTGGCACAAAGACATCCGGTATGACCAAAGACCCGTTCAAGGAGAAACTCGACAAGATGCGGTCGGAATATCAGAGATTCGCCAAATGGGTCAATTCAGGTGATGCCATTCTTGTCCGTTCCGCCAATCAGGAATTTGCCGGTCTATTGAAAGAGGGCGCGACTTATATTGATTATCTAAAACGCCAAAGGGATTTGATTCTTGAGGTGGATGTGGCGAACCGCACAAAGGCGCAGAATGCCCAATTGCGCTCATTGAATGATGCCATCGCGGAGGAAACCCGAAAGACCGTTCTTGACACATTCAACACCGAATTGAATGATGCCCTGTCCAATGCAAAGACGGCCATTGACATGCTCAACATCATTGAGCAAAAGCGTAAGGAATTGGCTAATGACGGCACGGAAGTGGACGCGGCAAAGGGTCAAGCCCTTGATGAAGCCGAACAATCCGCAAAGGATAAATTGGCGCAGGACACGGCCGCATTGCTTGAAGATTATGCCGGCTATGCCGAAAAGCGCAAGGCCATTGATGAACGGTACAATTCCGACATCGCATTGCTCAACAAAGCCCGGATTGAAGCCCAAACGGATGCCGAAAGGCAAGCCATTGAAGAAGCCATCGCCAACCGAAACCGCCAATATCAGAATGACATGAGGGGTTCGGGCAATGCCGACTATGAGGCCATGTTGTCTGAATATGGGTCTTTTGAGCAAAAGAAACAGGCCATCATTGACGAATATGACGAAATGCGGCGCATCGCTCAGGAACAGGGCAACACGGAAATGATGAACCGTCTGAATGATGCGCAAGCAAAGGCCATTTCCGCACTTGCCACATCGGAACTGACCAGCACGGAGATATGGACAAACCTTTTCAGCAACCTTGATGAACTCACGGCATCGGAGATAGAGACCCTTATCACTGAAATAGAAAGCAGGTTCGATGACCTTTCCGGGGTGTTCAATCCCATTGACTTGCAGCAAGTCCGGGAAAAGCTGAATGAAGCGAAAGCCGTCTTGATGCAAGACAATCCGTTCAAACAAATGGGTCAGGCAATCAAGGCCATCTTCAAGGACGCGGGGGATGATTCCAAGACATCGGCTGAGAAAATCAAGAAGAATTGGAAGAAATTGGGGGAAAGTACGGAAGCATCGTTCAAGTTCGTGGTCGATGCCGTCAATTCTTGTGATTTTCTCAAGGAAGCCATCGGTGATGTGGGCGCGACTGCCATATCATCCATGACAACAGTGGCGGCCACATCCATTGCGGTGGCCACGGCTATCAAGACGGCCGAAAAGTCAAGTGTCATCCTTGCCATCATCCAAGCGGCGCTTGTGGCGGTGCAAGCCGTTGTCAATGTGGTGAAGTCCATCGTGGGCAATCAGGATGCGAAGCTGGAAAAGCAAATCCAAAAGTGGAAAGGTGCGGTGGATGACCTGAAAAACGCCTATGCGCAATTGTCATGGGAGATAGACAAGGCATTAGGTGGTGATGTCTATAAATCCCAACAAGAGGCCATCAAGAACATGCAGACCCAACAGGCGAATCTTTTGAGGATGCAACAGGCCGAAAGGGAGAAAAAGAAGTCCGATTCTGACAAAATCCGGGATTACAAGGAACAATATGCCGAATTGACCCGCCAAATCGAAGACATGTATGACGAGATAGCCAATGACATCTTGCAGACCACGGCAAAGGATTTTGCGGATGAATTGGGTGATGCCCTTGCTGAAGCCTTTGAAAAGGGTGAAGACGCTTCGAAAGCCTTTGAGGAAACGGTCAATGATGTCTTGAGGAATACGATCGTCAACCAGTTGAAAAAGAATTTCCTTGAAAAGCAGTTGCAAAGCGCGTTGGACAATCTGCAAGATTCGATGGGGTATTGGAACGGGGACAATTTTATCTTCAATGGCCTGACGGATGCGGACATACAGCAGTTCAAGGCAAAGGTGGCGGCCGCGAAGGACGGCTACATGCAAGCGATGGAGATTTACAAGAGCTTGTTCAAGGACTTGACTGGCGAGGAGGAAACGGAAGATTCCCTTTCCGGCGCGGTAAAGGGCGTGACCGAGGAAACCGCGAACATCGTTGCCGGGCAACTCAATGCCATCAGGGTCAATCAGGTGGAAGCCGCGGACATCATGCGTCAACAGCTCATGTCCCTGAATCAGATTGCCAACAATACGGCATACAACTATCACCTTGCCAAACTTGACCGTGTTGTTTCCTTGCTTGAAAGCATGGGGGCCGAAGGGACAATGAGGGCGCAGGGTCTTTCATAATTCAAGGATATGAGGATTGAACAGAAACTTTTGAGGATGGCCGCCCGGCAAGATGCATGTCGGGCCGGCCTTGACAAGCTGGCCGGGATGACCGACCGCAATGACATGGTGAATCTTTACTTTGAAAACATTGATTTCTGTCTGTCAAAGGACTTTCCTGAAAATGCCGTTATCGCGGCCAATTTCGGGGACATCATCAACGAATGGGGGATTTACCTTAACAACTCGTTTGAAGTCCTGAATCGGCCTAAAATCGTGCTTCTTGGGGCAAGTCATGGCCGTGTTCGGATTGACGGCTACAATGTGGCTGAAATATTCGTCAAGCATGATTCCGTCATTGACTTAACGGCATCCGGGAATGCATTTGTGATGGTGGACATGTTCGATGACACGATATTGGAGATTCACGCATCCGACCGGGCAAAAGTGTGCGTGAACCACTATGGGGGTGAAATCCATCAGGAAAGGATGGGTGAGGCCATTGTCAGAATCAGAGAGAAACAAAAAAAAGACTTATTGATATGAACACCAATAACATCTTGAATCTACCTTTCGATGAGGGTGATGGCTCTTTGGTTGCTTATGATTACAGCCAAAGCCGTGCGGATGGGGATGTCACCAACGCGGCATTCGTGGCCGGAAAGAACGGCAATGCCATCAAGTTCACCGGGAGCGGATATTGTGAATTGTCGAAAGGCATCTTTGCGACCATCGGGGGCGCGGATTTTTCCATCCTCTTTTGGTTGCAATCCCTTGAAGTGGAGACCGGAAGCCCCACAAAGGGCATCTGGGTGCTGAATTTCGGGGGGCTGAACAACTTTGTCGAAGTGCCGATTGCGTTGAAGCCGGGTTCCTGGCACTCTGTGGCCATGACGAGGCGCGGCAACACTTTCACATTCTATGTCAATTCATCCATGGTTGTGACCATCAACCGGACAGGCACATTGCAGGGTATTTCCCTCAATCAAGACTATTATGGTGGTGATTTGTACGGCCTTTGTCTTATGGATGATGTCAAAGTGTACAACATCGCCTTGTCACAGGCCGAAATCATTGAGGAATTGTTATCCACGAAACAACAGGCATACTGGCTTGATGGCGTGGACTTCAAGGAATATGGCGTGTATGTGTCTGGGTCTCGCGGCATCCTGAACCGTCCGAAGATGAAAGCCCCGGCGGAGCTTTCGTGGGATAACTATCATGGCAAGGCTGTTGATTTATATCACAAATACCTTGAACCCCGTGAAATCACCCTTGATTGCTTCATCAAGGCTGAATCGAAGAATGCCTTTATCATCGCGGTTTCCCGATTCCAACAGCTTTTTGACAAGAGAGGAACAAACCGTCTGACCATTGATGTCCATCCGGTGAAGCCCTTGATTTATGAAGTCTATTGTCAGGATGTCATTGATGTCTCCAAGACATGGAATGATGCCCTGATGGTCGGAACATTCCAATTGAAGCTGATAGAGCCGGAGCCGGTCAAGAGGATATTGAAGCATATCCGCATTTCGGAAGCCACAAAGACTTGCACCATCACAATGACCACGGCGAAGACGGTGAACATCTATTGGGGTGACGGAAGCATTTCGGAAGATGTGTACGGCACGAATAAGACCATCACGCATGATTATGCCGCCAACGGCGAATATTATCCCGTCATCGCCGGGTGCATTGATGAAATCGTATCTTTCAACACCAATGCCATTGTCATTTTCACTAAAATTTAGGAGGTATGGATATAACTTACACTTTCAATTCAGTAAACTTCAATACACATGGTGTTTATGTGTCCGGAAGCAACGGAATGTTAGGATTGCCACCTAAAAAGATTGAAATTTTTGAATATCCCGGCGAATCGGGGAATGTACCGGATTTGGTACATGCGCATTTTGATGTGCGCACGATAGAATTGTCTTGCTTCATCAAGGCGGATTCGGCCGGTGCGCTTACGGCCAAGTTCAATGCTTTCGTTGGAATTTTTGAACAGACATCAACAAAAAGTTTGACGGCAACGATAGGAAGCGGTTCAAACGCAAAAACATTGTCATTCTTGGTCTATCTGAAAAGCGTTTCGGTCTTGAAGAAAACATTCTGTGATGGACTGAATGTTGGCACTTTCACATTAACCTTCATTGAACCAGATACATCTATCTATGAGGCAAATAACAGTTAACAAACCAAACGGTTCAACCATACAATTGTCAAATAAGGAATTGCCATGCACCATTGTATCCGCAAGGCAAGAGTGGACATTGAATGGTGGTGATCTGGTCAAGGTGACTGTCAAATCAGCGGTCACATTGGACTTGGGAATCGGTGATTCGATAAGCGTGTTCGGGCGCATTTACAAGATGAACCGATTGCCAAAGATTACCAAGACAAAAACGCATCTTCTGCAATATGAATGTGAATATGAGGGCATTCAATATGACCTTTTGCGTGTCACCTATGACTTGACCGTCGAAACCACGAGCAACACCTTGCAGGATGTTTCCGGGGATTCGTTCACGGGCAATCTGCAAGCATTCATGCGGATTCTCATCGCCAATGCTAACCGTGTCTTTCCCGGGGGCTGGTCTCTCGGGGTGTGTCCCGACACGGATGTGGAGACGAGGACATTCGGGGAATCGGACAATTGCCTTTCTGTCTTGCAGGACCTTTGCGACAAGCATGATCTCCAATTTGAGATTGTCCACTCAGGCGGCAAGGCCACGATAAACATCAAGCAAGTGGGGCAAATACTACCATATACATTCCAATATGGCAAGGGAAAGGGGCTTTATTCCCTGACAAGAGAGAATGTGTCATCCTCTAACATCATCACGCGGTTAAAGGTGCGCGGGTCGGCTGATAACATCACCAACAAATATAGGTCAGACCGTCTCCTGCTTCCGGGCAAGAGCAAATCGACATCCTACATCGAGGATGCCACGGCCATTGCCAAATATGGTGTGTATGAAGCCACGAAGATCTTTGACATCAAGCCGACATTCACGGGGCATGTCGAAACGGTTTCATCCATCCTTGAATTTGTGGACACATCCGTCACATTCGACCTCAATGCCGTGGACGGGCAAGGCCAAACCATATATTTGCTTCCGGGTGTGGCGGCGGTCATTCATTTCAATTCCGGGAATCTTGCTGGTTATGAATTTGAGATTGCAAAGTATGACCACGCAACGCACAAGTTCAAGTTGAAGAAATACACGGATGCCCGCGGCGCGGTGTTTCCAAGCGAGACAAGCACGGCATTTCAATTCGCGGCCGGTGATGAATATAAGATTCTGCAAATCACATTGCCCGATGCCCTCATAACGGCTGCGGAAAACAGGCTGCTGGAGGAAGCGGAAATATACTACAATCAGAACAGTCAGCCGAAAGTCAAATACAGTCTTTCCATCGCGAAAGAATACCTTGAAAACCTTGTCGGCGGTTCGGGAACGATTGTCAATGTGTTCACACCCGGCGATTACTTGCCAATCAAGGATGATGACATCGGCGTTGACAAGTCCGTCCGCATCAAGTCCTTTGAACGGGATTTGATTGAGGAATACAAGTATAACTTGACCATTTCCGACACGGTGACAACGGCCATGATCAACCGTGTAATTTCCGGATTGACAGAGATTGACAAGATTATTAAGTTCAATGATTTGCAAGACCCTGCAAGAGCAAGGGCAAATTGGCGCACAAGCCGGGAATTGCTTGACATGGTGTTCGATAGCGAGGGGGATTATTACACCGAGAAAATCAAGCCGCTTTCCATTGACACGCAATTGCTTTCGGTGGGTGCGAAGTCTATGCAATTCGGTCTTGTGGGAACTGTCTTTGAGCCGAACTTCGGCGGCAACAAGAATTCAATGAAAGTCACCGGCGGCACGCTTGTTCACTATACCATTGATGTACAACAGGCGGTGTCGTGGACATTGGCGAACAATACATTCACATTCCAGAACGATTCGGATGCGTTCTATATTTATGCGAAATGCTCAAGGACAACCAACGCCGGAACAATTCTGTTCAGTACGCAACAAATCCCTTGCGAATCAGAGCCGGATTATTACCATTTCTGGATTGGCGTTCTTCACGCCGTTGATTCCGAAACGGGTGTCCGCGACATCTCATTGTCGTATGGATTCACGATGATAAACGGGCGTTACATCACGACCGGAAGAATCCAAAGCGCGGATGGCAAGAATTACATTGATCTGGATGAAAACAAAATCCGTTTCGGCAATGATTCTTGTTACATAGATTGGAATGTGACCCGGAACGGTCAGTTCTCAATGCGCAATGTCAAGATTGTGTCCGGCTCTGGCGAATCATACGACATCCCGGTCTATCGCGGTGATTGGAAGGATACAACGATGTACTATTCTGGTGATACGGTGACATATTCTGATGGCACTTCATCGGCAACATATATGTACATCAATTCGACACCGACAATCGGTCATCTTGTGACAGAAACGGCATATTGGAAGCCTTATGCATCCGGTGGCGCAAAGGGTGACAAGGGTGACAAGGGTGACAAGGGTGACAAGGGTGACAAGGGTGACAAGGGAGATAAGGGAGATAATGGAGATAATGGAGGCAAGGGAGATGCCGGTGATGATGGACAGTCATCATTCAAGTCTATTGTTTTCAAGCGTTCAAGCACAACACCAACAACGCCAACGGGCGGTTCGTATTTATCACCCGTTCCATCCGGATGGAGTGATGGCGTGCCATCTGGTGAAGCGCAATTGTGGATGTCAACCAGAATCTTCACAAGTGACGGTCTTACCCCACAACAAAACGCTTGGACAACGCCAAGACAAGTAACGGACACCGCCGACATTGACTTTGAATTTTCCGCCATTGGAAGCAATCCGGGCAACCCTACAAGCAACCCATCTAATTGGCACAATACGGCAACGGCATCCGACATCTGGATGGCGGTGCGCAAGTGCAAGAATGGCACTTGGGGAAGTTGGGAAGTCAGCAAAATCAAAGGCGAAAAAGGTGACCCCGGCGAAGATGGCGCAAACGGTTCAAGCATCGAAGTTCAATTTTCGGTCAATGGAACATCTTCTTGGCACGCGACATTCCAAACCGGTGACAAGTATATGCGTGAACGGGTCGGTTCTGGTTCGTGGAGTTCGGCAATCAAGATTGTCGGCGAAAATGGTCAAGATGGTCAAGACGGGCAGGATGGCGCGGATGGTTCACATACATCATTTGTGTTCCAAGCTGCGGAATCACAACCGGCGAAGCCGACAAGCACTTTACCAATTCCATCCGGATGGGATGATGAACCGCCTATTTGCGACATCGTTTCACCGACATACACCGGAAATTGGGTTGTCAACGGAAAGACCTTGACATCAAACGCAATCAGTCATTCCGGGTCAACTTGGGAAAAGATTCAGATCGTGACCACAAAGGAGAACACCAAAGTGATGGTTCGAATCTTCGCTTCATCAGAAGCCAACTATGACTTTGGTTACATCTGTCCGCTTGATACGGCACAAAGCACATCAAATTACCTTGCAAGGGTGTCCGGTGTGCAAAGCGCACTTGTGACCATCAACATTCCGACATCCGGAACACACTATTTCTATGTTGGGTATACCAAGGATGGTTCAGGCACGGGAAATGATGACAAGATTGTCGTGAAGATTCTTGACACACCAAGAACTTGGATGACTTGCGCGGTTGTTTCTGCAAGTGGCGTTGCTGGAACTTGGACAACACCGGTTCTTCTTTCCGGGCAAGATGGAAACAACGGAAACGATGGTCGTGACGGACGGGATGGCAAATCACCATCATCACCATATCGCGGAGAATATGCAAGCACCACCACATATTATGGGTGCGACTATCGTTGTGATGTGGTCAAATACCAAGGCGCATATTATCGTGCCAGACCGGATGCGCCGCAATCACCTTTTATCGGCGTATTGCCGACCAATACTTCATATTGGGAACAGTTTGGTGCAAGTTATGAGAACATTGCGACCGGCTTGTTACTTGCCGAGGAAGCCAACATTGCGAATTTCTTGTTCCGCAACGGCGACATGGTGTCCCAATCCGGTAAAAGCGGAGCGGAAGATTTGAAGTTGGATGGCAAGAATGGCGTGATAATTTTGGGCGGCGGTCTGATGAGATTGACGAAAGACTCGTTGCGAATGTTCTCGGATGGTGTCACGAAAGTCTCGATACAGAATGTCTCGGTCGGTGACTATGACCAAACACTCCTTAAAGCATCGGAAACCCTTTCCGGTAATGTTTCTTCACAACAACATTCGCTATATATACCATCAACTTCTGGTGCATACACACTTTCAGCGACGGTGTTGAACAAGAATCTTGGCGTATTGGACGTGGGCGACCAAATTACATTCACGCAAGCCGACATATTAATCTACGTTCCGCAGATTGCATCCGCAGAAAACGTAACCATGTCTTTTTCGTCACCTGTATTCATTATCGAATTGTTATCTAATGGCAATGTTATACGCACCGCATATATATCAGGCGGCAAGACCATAACATCCGGGGAGTCCTTAATGTTATCGCTTCCGTCGGTATCGGCATTCAACCATATTGTGTCAGCCGAAGACGTTGGCTCTTATGCGATAAGAATTCGTACAGCGGCCTCAAGTTCCATTCGTGTATCGTGTTCCAAGGCTGGCATTGTTCTTACCATCCCCATCACACTTACGTTGTCCATGTCGGTCGCAAAGTCCAATTTTGAAAAAACCATCATTGGCAATGATGGTATCCTGATGACATTCGGCGATGGTGCATTGGCAAATAGTGGATATTTGATTTTCAATAAAAAAAACTTCGCGGTTGGCTTTGGTGATCGTTTGTTCATGATTGATGCCGGTGGTATGTATAAAAGTATGGATGGAGGAAAGACATTGAATGAAATATGATTGAGTATCCGGGTAATTTGTGTTATATTAACACGTTTTTATTAACTTTGCAAATAAACTAATTTTCATTATGTGTAACACTCGTAGCGGTGAAATGGTTTCACCACAAATTGCGCGAATGGGTTTAATAAGTAATCTTGGAAAGAAAGACTTCCAGATGGCTGACGGAACAGCATTCAACATCAAGAATGATGGAAATTCGGCGGTTATGCTTGAAGTGCAGCTTGCCGGGATGGGTGACAACGAAACCGTCACCACATTGTTCGAAGTAGGGTGGAATCCTGAAATTGTCAAAGCGGTGAAGCAAACTTCATTGTCATCGTTAAACTTAAAATGGGGGTACTAATATGGGACTTGTCATTGGAATCGGCGATGCGAAGCCAAAATTCGCATACGATTACTATTATGGCATTGAGTGGGATGCGACCGTCTCCAATCCGAACCCGACACGAATCGGCAAGGATGAATTGCATCAGTCTCTCCCGCTTCAATGCCTGATGCGCCGGTGCATCCTCAATGATGACGGCACGGTCAATTACTATCTTCATGCCAATGATTCCACGAAACGGGACAATGGCGTGGCCGCAAATCTTGATGGCTCCGATGGTCAGTATATGGTGGATTTGCCGGACATGTATGTCCGCTTTGAAACCGATGGTGACAAATCGCGTTGCCTGATGTCCGAACACCCGCTTCCGGGGTTCACCCTTTGGGGCAGGGACTTTGTTTCGGCCGTGGAAGCAACCGTGCAGAGAAGCACACACAAACTTGCTGCCGTGGTGAACACCGATGCGGATTATCGCGGCGGTGGCAACAATGAGGCATGGGATGGGACATACCGTTCAATGCTGGGGACGCCCGCAACGGGAATATCGCTTACCAATTTCAGGGCTTATGCCCGAAATCGCGGCTCCGTAAATTGGAATTGCAACACCTATCACATCCATCGCAAGCTGTGGTGGCTCTTTGCTGTGGAATACGCCACATTTAATTCGCAAAAGGCATTCAAGGCGGAACTTGATGCGAATGGCCATCATCAGGGTGGTTTGGGCAGTGGTGTCACGACACTCAATTCATCCAAGTGGAATGCCTTTAATGGCTATTATCCATTTGTCCCTTGCGGTATTACAAATGAATTGGGCAATCATACCGGCAACGTGGATTACACCATGCCGGAAGAATATGATACCACTACAACCGTGGTTCATGTCCCGTCTTATCGTGGCGTGGAAAATCCCTTTGGCCACATTTGGAAGTGGACGGATGGTTGCAAGTGTCTGATTCAGTCGGAATCCGATGGCGGCAAGTCGCTTTTCTATGTGTGCGATGATGTTTCCAGCTTCACAAGTTCGGGCATCGCAAACTATGAGTTGCGCGGCGAACTTCCGAGGATAGAGGGATATGTCAAGGCAATATGTTTGGGTGAACATGGTGAAATCATGCCATCGGCAGTTGGTGCCGGTTCAACCACATATTTCTGCGATTACTTCTATACATCCATTCCGTCAAGTGGTGTGAGTGAGCGCGGCGTGTTGTTCGGCGGTTATGCGGCTTGTGGTGCGTCTGCGGGCTTCGTGTGTGCGTATACGTATTACGCGGCTTCGAATACGGTTGCGGATATCGGTTCTCGGCTTTGCTATTCCGCAAATCGGGCGGCCTAAATCGGCGCGAAGCGCACAAATCGAAATGTGACATTTTGAGTGTGGAATGAAAAAGAAAGGGTTGTCCGGTGTCGGCGGCGTGTTGTTCGGCGGTAATGCGAATAATGGTGCGAATGCGGGCTTCGTGTATGCGAATACGAATAACACGGCTTCGAATACGAATGCGAATATCGGTTCTCAGCTATGCTTGTAAAAATATAGTGCATACCGGAAACCTTGCCACAAAAACAATCTAATGGGGATTGAATGAGTTGAGCAATCAACGGCAAAAGATTACATACCGAAAAACGGCTTTGGTAATGCCATAAGGCCATGAAGAAGCCTATTATTCAAGCAAACCAATGAAGCGAATTGCGAACCTCTTTGATAAGGTCATAAGCCTTGAAAACTTGCGCCTTGCGGATGACAAAGCCCGCAAGGGCAAGTTGAAGTCTTATGGTGTCCGCATCCATGACAAGAACCGGGATGCGAACTTGTTGCATTTGCATGATGAATTGGTGAACGGTACATTTCACACTTCAAAATATCACATCTTCACCATCTTTGAGCCGAAAGAAAGGCAGATATTCCGATTGCCTTACTATCCTGACAGAATCTTGCATCATGCCATCATGAATGTGATGGAACCGATTTGGGTGGGAATCTTCAACGGCGACACCTATTCTTGCATCAAGAACCGGGGAATCCATGCTTGTGCAAGGGCGGTGCGCTATGCATTGAAAACCGACCCCAAAGGAACAGTCTATTGCCTGAAAATGGACATCCGCAAGTTCTATCCATCCATTGACCATGACATCCTGAAAAGCATCGTGCGCCGGAAGCTGAAAGATGAAAGGCTTTTGGCATTGCTTGATGAAATCATTGATTCCGTGCCGGCGGGTGTTCCCATCGGCAACTACCTTTCCCAATACTTTGCCAATCTTTATTTGGCGTATTTCGACCATTGGTTGAAAGAAAGGAAAGGTGTCAAGCATTATTTCCGGTATGCCGATGACATCGTGATTCTATCTGATGACAAGGATTTCTTGCATTCACTCTTGCATGATATCCGCGCCTATCTTCGTGACAATCTGAAATTGAAAGTCAAGAAGAATTATCAGGTGTTCCCGGTTGATGCGCGTGGAATTGACTTCGTAGGTTATGTGTTCCGTCACACCCATACAAGGTTGCGCAAATCCATCAAACAGGCACTTTGCCGCCGGGTGGCGATTCTCAACAAGAGAAAGATTGTGCCTACAATGGAGAAGTACAAGCAGCAAATATGTTCGTGGTGGGGCTGGTGCAAATACTGCAACTCAATCAATCTTTTGAACAAACTTTCTAAATCATTTCCTTATGAGATTAAATTCGTTAGAGCCAAACACCCATTATGATGTGGTGAATGGCCGGCCGCTTGCCATCGAAAGAGACAATGACGGTTCAACCATCATCCGTTTCAACATCACCGAGAAAACGGAAGTGCCGGAGGGCAAGAAGAAAGCCGAATTGGTGGGGTACAATTGCCGGGAAATCCGCATTTGGGATGCCCCCACAAAGGTGAATATCAAGCGGGCATTCATCCGTTCCGTCATTGATGAATCGGCCGAATTTGACCTTGTGAACTCCTACAACAAGCACATCTTGGCAATCCGTCAGGATGATGCCGCCGTGGAAGAATACAAGGAGTTTTTGGCATTCACCGAGGATGTGGATGCGGCCATCCTTGAAATGTTGAACTAAAACATGGACGGCCTATGCGATTTAGTGAACTTGGCATCACTTCCGATGTAATCATCGGCAAGGGTATTGACATGGATGAACTCTTTGGAAAAAGGATTCTCATTGAAAAGACCCTCATAAAGCCGTCAAATTTTCCGGGCAAGAATACATCGGGGTTGAGGATGCAGATGCAAGTGGTTCTTGCTTCATTTGAGGATGAGCCGGATGCAAACGGGGATTTCTACAAGAAGAATGCGGATTGAACGCCATGTGGCGAAAGGCGGTCATGTTTCACCGGGTCAGACAACTTGATTGCGGCCATCCAAGAAGCGGAATCAAAGGGCATCGGCATTTATCCATTGGACACTACAATCGTAAAGGTCGGAAAGTGTTTTCAATTTACCTGAAAAGTGATGATACCTTTCAATGATTTCGGTTTGACAATCCGCGCCAAGATTGTCCAAGGCCTTTCAAGCATCATCGGCGGTCTGGTGATTGCGTTTGAGACGAGCGTAGTCTTTCTCATCCCGTGCCTGATCGCCGTGGGGCTTGATGTGATAACGGCCTACAATCTTGGGCAGCGTGTTCACCGGAAATACCCCGGTCAATCGGACGGGAAGTTCAAGTCTGTCCACAAGTCCCAAATCATGTACACGATGATAACCATCTTCCTGTGCATCATGCTCGCGGCCTATGTGGACACGCTTGTCCTGATAAGCGGCAATGGTTTTGCCGTCCGTTTCGTGGTGGGCGTTTTCCTTTTTTATGAAGTTTGGTCTTGCCTTGAAAATTGGTCAAGCGAGAATGACAACAAGATTGCTAAAGCCTTGCAGCGCATCATGGTGAACAAGATCGAAAGGCATCTTGATGTTCCGCTTTCCGACATACTCACACCGGATGACAAGAAGCCGGAACACCCCGGACATCATCATGGCAAGCCCGGACATGATGACAACAACAATGTAAATTCCGAAGATTATGATGAACGACAGGATTAAGGTTCTTTTGGACAATGGCCACGGGATCGACACGGCCGGGAAAAGAAGCCCGGATGGGAAATTGCGTGAATATGATTGGAACAGAAAGACCGCGAATGTAACCCTTTCCATTCTGAAAGAAAGGGGCGTGGATGTGGAATTGGTAGTTCCTGAAATTACTGATATTCCCCTTTCCGAAAGATGTTCCCGTGCCAATGCCATCGCAAGGGCTTGCGGGGCATCGAATGTGGTTTATGTGTCCATTCATGTCAATGCCGCCGGCAATGGCAAACAGTGGATGAATGCCCATGGGTGGTCTGTATTCGTGTACGACAAGCCGTCATCCAAGTCGGTGATGCTTGCCAATGCACTTTTTGACAAGGCAGCGGAAAAGGGGATCAAGACAAGAAAGCCCGAAGCCTTGAAGAAATATTGGAATGCCAATTTCGCCGTGTTGCGGCAGACGGTATGCCCGGCCGTTCTGGTCGAACATTTCTTCATGGACAACCGGGATGATTGCGCATATCTTCTTACGGAAAAATCCGTGCGTGAATGCGCGGAAGTCCTTGCGGATGGAATCGTTCAATACATCAACAATCTTTGAAATGAAAAGGCTTATATTGATGATGTCGCTTTGTCTCATGGTGGCGGGGTGCGGAACATCCCGCCATTTGAGCAAGCACAAGATTGAATCCGTCCGTGACAGTTCCCATGTGGAGACATCCAAGACGTACAAGACCGAGACATTCACGGACACAAGCAAGACCGAATCAGGGAAAGTGACAATCACGGTAATCGAGTTTTTCCAGCCGGCATCGGGTGACAGCTTGCGCAACCATGCCGCCGACATCCCGGCCACGGACATCAATTTGCAGAACATCGGAAACATCACAAATGCCGGGGCGGTCAAGAGCATCCGCCAAAAGGTCATTGAATCTGAATCAGTGCAGAAAGGGGAAAGCCGCGAATCAGAGGAAAAGGATGAATCCGGGATGGAAACATCGGTTGCGGTCAAGACGGATGAATCAGTGGTGGAAAAGGTTATTGAAGCCCCGAAGCCGAACCGGGTGAAATATGTCTTTTATCTTGCCTTGCTTGCGGTCGGGGTGCTTGCATATTTCAAGCGCGTGCCGATTCTCAATGCAATCCGGAAAATCCTTGCCGGGGTGAGGAAGTTGCTTTCCTGAAAAATCGCTATCTTTGCAGTCACATTGTTGCGGCCGTGGAGTTGCACCACGGTTAAATGTAGGAATCCGGGGATTGTTGCCCCCGGGTTCTTTTTGTAAATGGCCGTGATTTTGCGGATGGTTACGAATGGACTTACAAAAGAGAACACCCCCAAAAGAGGTGTTTTTCGTGTGCAAATTCGTGTACACAAAAGTTAAGTCATTGAAAATCAATGACGGTAGTGGAGATGGGCGGACTTTAACAAATGATATTGTCCGATGTCAATATGATGCCGTTGTCTATCAAAACCATCATTTTTCAATTATTTATAAATTATACTTGCTATTTAACTCTTTCAAAAA